ATCTTCTGTCCCAACACGCTGATGAAGTTGACGTAGTCGGCGTTGGTCAGGAAGTCGCGCGTCGTCGTCATCTGACACGAGCGCTCACCGAAGCTGGCAAACTGTACACCGCGCGTACTCTTAAGCCGGAACTGCTCCGCACCCACATCGTCGATGTCGAACGAGAAGGTGTCCATGTCGAACACCTGCGTCGGGTTCGGGATCTGAATGTTCCAGGTGCCTGGACCGTAAGGCACGGAGGTCGGCCAGACAGGCGTCAGAGCAGGCGACGGCTGAGCGTCGGAGAGGCCGAAGATGTCACAGGAGTACTCGAGGACGTTGTTGTTGACTGAGAAGGTCTGCTTGCCAACGACACAGCCGACGTAGCCGAAGATGACACCGTTCCGAACTACTGTGATCGACATCGTCTTGTTCGGAACAGCGTTCGAGTTAGGCGTGTAGGTGTAGACCCAGTTCGGCGTCGTACCGGTCTTGACGCCAGTAGCACGACTGCACTCGGTGAAGTAGAGGCACGTGTCCTCGAGCGCCTCCATCGTGATCGTGCCCTGAACGCTAAAGTCGCCAGGCACGACACCGATCCGCGCCGCCGACTGACGAATCGGCGTACGGTAGATGTTGGTCTCTTTGAGCTCGAGAGACTCAGAGAGGATTGGAACGAACTTGGTCGGAGCCGTATAGGTCCCAGATACGGTTTCGAAGGCGACACCCACAAGGCCGCCTGCACCCATTCCATAAGGCACTACATACCTCCCTCAGGCTGTGCGTCAGTTGCCGTCTCAGTTGCTTCAGGCTCCTCAACAGGCGCTGAGACCGTCTCCTGCGAAGACCCGCCGACCTTGGTGATCGTGACTCCGGGGATCTCGAGCTGATCGATTTCGGGTGCCAACTCGACCTCAGTGATAAGACCACCGTCTTCTGTGTGCTCCTGCTTCTGCACAGCGTTGATTGCACGGTAGCGCTCAGCCTGCTCGTCGTCGACCTCGGTCTCGGTACCGTTCATGAACGTGCCCAGCCCGTGGATGTAAATCTCCTGCTCTCCCGCGGTCGGGTGGTCAACCTTCACTTTGTAGGGCAACTGTCCTCCTTACGGGAGTCTCGTCTTACTAAAGGACTGGAACGTCATACGGTTGCCCATCATCAGGCTACCCATCTTGTTGATCATGCCAGGCTCGTTCTGTATACACAGCGTAGCCGTGACAATGCCACCTAGCGTAATGTCCGTCTGCACTACGCCCTCGAGGGCATCAGCAAGAGTCTGCGCACCGTGAAGGTTCTGCTGCACGTCTTGAATCTTGCCGTAGTACACAAACACGTAGGTCTCAAACGTGTTCAGTGTCATCAACGACGCGCCTTGAAACTCACGCGTCTTGTTACCGGGCGTTACGCAAACAGCAGGCGTCTTGTTGATCTGCGTCTGATCGCCGTAGAAGGTCTCGTTAATTCCTTGAGCAACGGCCTGTGCCTGAATGGCTACGAGGACAGCGCTAGCAACAACTTCAGAACTCGCTGTCAGCGCCATGAGGCTACCACCCCTGCTCTGACAGCTCTCTCCTCAATCCACTTGCCGAAGACCTCTTGAATCTTGTCAAGGTCCTGCACCTGGAACATAGCGAACGGACGAGCTGGAATGGAGACCTTGGCTGCTCCCCCCATTGCCCTTAGCTCCTCAGGCGAAGCGAACATGCCCTTGGCAGGATGAACGGCAGAGGCACTCGTACCGTAGCCTGCTTGATGAAGTGCACCGTACCAAATCTTCGGTGGCAGATCGAGAATGGCAGCCTGCGTCGTCGTCACGGTCCAAATGTTGTACTGCTGCATTGTCTTCCACAGAAGCCCAGAGCGCCTGAGTAGGTCCTGGGGCCCGTACTTGTTCTTGGGGTCTCTGGCCTTCATCGCGACGGTATTGTTCGCATAGGGAACCCAAGTATCGGGACGACCATGCGAAATGAAGTTCTGACCAATCGAAGGAGCGATGACTTGTTGAATGCTGCGCTTCAGCGGCTCCCGGAAGGAACGGATATCGATACCCATCTTGTCGAAGGCCTTCGCGGACATAGCCAACGAAGGGGTGAACGAGAAGCCGAGATTGACCATGTTGTCGAATCTCAGCCCGTTCCGCGCGACAGGAGGCATCTCAAAACACCTGGCCCATCCCAAACTTGGCAGGACCAAGAGAGTTGTCGTTAAGGTCTGTGTTAGCGTTCCAGGCGTCCCAAGTCGAACTTGTATCAGTCGGATAGAACTTGGGCGCAATAGCGGGCTGGTTAGGTGCGATTTCAGCAATGGCAACAGCACCGCGACTAATATCCGCAAGCAGTGTCGTTGCCCACAATCGGAGCGTCGCACCGTAGCTGACTTGCGACTCGTTGGTAACTACCTCAGAGTACGCACGGTCAAAGAGCCAGCTAGCGTAGTACATCGCAATGACCTGCTTGACAACCTGCGGCGTACTAGTCGAGTCGATCCAAAGAGGCGTAAACTGAATATATGTCTCAGCGAGGCGACCTATGACCTCAGAGGAGACCGAAGCCTCTAGGTTGACCTCGATCGAAGCGATGGTGAGCTTAGTGGTCTCGAGCCAGGTTTGAACATCTGACGTCGTAATGTGCGCGACCACTAAGCTCCCCTCCTCTCCCTACGCGCTCGCTGAAGACGGAGCCGCCCTCGTCGACTTAACCTGCTTCGCCGAGCTAGCTGACTCCTCAACAGCAGCGTCGGAGAGGTCGCTGAGGTGCGTTGCAGGAGCGGGCGTTGGTTGGCGACCGGTGAAGAGTGCGAGCGACGCCTCGAGCTCCGCGATGCGCCTGTCCTTCGGGTCCTCAGGGATCTCGTCCTCGAGCTGAGCGGCGAGCACGTTGGGATCGTGTGGCCCACCAGCGCGAACGATGTTCCCGTGCTGAATGTGATAGTCCCACAAATCCGAGTCGAAGTCGGTACGACTGACAGCGTCCCCAGGATTGACGGGACTCTCGTCGGTACCGAGACCGTTGGTGTATGCGACGTAGCTGGGCATGGGTCTCCTAACCCGTGAACGCCGTGGACAGAGCGGTGGTGAACAGGAAGCCGCAGATGGCCTTGTTGTTCGTGTCGAGCCCGATCAGCTCGAGGTCGTACCGCTGACGGAACCGAATGATGTCGGACGCGCGACGCTCTTCCCGCCAGCGATCGACGATGCCACCAACAAGGTTGCTCGCACGACCGCCACCAGCCTCCGAAGACGGGTTGAGAGTGCTCGGGGGCGTAGGGTCGATACCTTCGCCTGAGAACGCACCGGAGCCAAAACCCATGCCGCCAGCCCCGCCGCCTGCGAAGCCCCAGGTGAACTGGTAGGCAAACGCAGGAACCTTGAGCCCAGGCCGCGGCGGCGTGTAGGCGAGTAGCACCTCAACGTTCCAGAGGTACGACAGCGCTAGCACCTGACCGGGGTTGTTCGTTGCGATGCCGAAGCCGGGAACGACAACGTTGTCCAGGCTGAGACAGGCCGCGACGAGATCAGGTGTCAGAATGGCACGCTCAACGTACTGGATGCGCGTGATGAAGTCCGTCGCGTCCTCGAGCGCGGACATGACCTTGTAGGGAATGATCGCCTGGTTAGGCTGAAGAAACGCCAGCTTGTGAACCTGACGCATCGCCGTCCTGATGTCCTTCACAGGCGTCGGAGCCGTCGCCGTAGCTGCGCCAGCGTTGGTCAGACCGTCCCAGTGAGGACCATAACCAGCAGCCGCCGCGTCTCCGAGTGCATCGGTAAGAGCGGAGTTGAAGTTCGCTGCCGTCGTGACCAGGTTGTAGATGCGGTACTCCTTGCCCAGCGCGATCCTGGACGCGAGCATCTCCGTACCGTCGACGTCAGGCGACAGCGGGCTGTCTGCGTTCTCCCGCTCCTCGTCGGTGACTGCGATCTGGAGCGCATGCTCCTGAGCGTAGTACGAGCCGACGCTGACGGTCAGACCCGGAACCTCGTTGGCCTCCGTACCAGGCGCCCTGGCGTCATCGAGAGCTGGGTACCAACCCTCGCGACCTTGGAAGATGTAGTACTTGTTCGACTGCTTCTGAACAGGAACCGACGGGAAGAGGACGTTGCCAACCAGTCCCTCGTTCGGCCACGCGACGCTGATCTGCGTGAGGACAACGTCGATGTGGACGTTGCCAGAGCCTGTTGGGTTGTAGATAGCCATTAGGCCCTCGCCCCCAGAGTGAGTGCGACATCGAACCAGTCACCAGCAGCTGCGCTCGCTCCGAACGTCGGTAGCGGATTACCAGGCAGCGCGATCAGCGTACCGATCACGGCCCAACCGAGGAACGGCGCCGTAGCGGGAATGAACTTCACCCTGCCAGCGACCGTAGCCGACGCCACGACGAGCGCGCCGAGCGCAGGTGCGATACCAACGGTCGCCCACGGCGTAATACCACCGGTCGTACCGTCCCAGATGCACTTGACGTTCCCGTCGAGCGCGATGTTGATGAACGCCTTGCCTGTTACCGTCTTGACAGCGTCGAGAGCGTCCACGCTCACGCCCAGAGGCGCAGCCGCAGCCGCGACACCGAGTGAAGTCGGCGCGAGCGCTACAGCTGCAGGAACGACTCCGACAGCTGCAACCTGCTGAACGACGCTCCACTGCGGATAGGCAACCGAACCACCCGTCGCAAGGAAGGCCTTGGAGAGTACATGATCCGTACCCGGCATGGGTTACTCCTCCTTCCCTGCGTACGAGTCCTGCCGATAGGCCAGGTACAGCTCGGGGTTGGTTCGAACGACCTGCTGGATCGCGTCGGTGTTCGACAGAGCCTTGCCCGTCGTCTGGAGGTGACGTGCTTGCGTCGCTGACACGAGCTCCGACAGCTGCTGCGTCGCCGACTTCTCCTGACCATTCCGCGTCCGGCCGCGCTCACCGAGTTCGACGAACCCGACCTTGCCGAACGACTCGATGGCGTCGACGAACTTCTTCGCCATCGCTGAAGGGTCGGAAAGCGCCGACCCTTCGGCAACCGCGTCGATGACCGCTGGCGGGAGAACGTACTGTCTGCCGTTCGACGTCGCGCTGATGCGCTCCAGACGTTGCCTGGTCTCAGCGAACTGCTGCGCGCGCTCAGTCTCGCCCATCTTGCGCTTGATCTCTTCGAGATCCTTCAGCATCGGGTGCCCAGCGAGAGCCTTGGTGATAGCCTCGCTGAGGGCGGCACCTGTGAGTGCCGGTTCCGGAGTGGGCGTCGGAGGAGCAGGTGGCGTCGGAGGAGTGGGAGGCGCCGGCGGACTCGGAGCCTTCAGTTCCTCGATCTTCGCCTTGACCTGGTCGTCCGTGGCGTCCTTCCCGAGACCGAGCAACTCCCTGATCTGCTCAGGCCCCATCTGACCTCCTTCGTTTGCCTTCTTGGTTGTGATGATCTCCGACAAGTTGACGGGCAGGAGGTCCTTCAGGAAGGGCCGATTGGTAAGCGCACCACCAAACAGAACGTCAGTATGCTTCACGCCTGCTGCGTCGGTCCACTCGTCGTCGAACTCCGGACTGAAGTACCTGTACTCGCCTGCCTTGATTGCCTGCGCGCCCTGCTCAGTCCAGTCGACTTTGACAAAGAGACCCTCAGGCCTTGCAACTGCGTCCTTGATCCAACCTGCAGCCTTGCCCGAGAACTCCTTATGGTCGAAGTCCACATCGGGATCGATGCCACGAACTCTGCTCTTGATGTTCGCAGCGAACTTCTGAATGCGTTCAGGCGTGAAGTTGAGCGTGCCGTACACGGGATGGTCAAAGTCACCAACTGGTAGCGCCTGAATCCAACCCTCCTCAAACGCCTTGTGACCTAGATCGACCCAGTAGCCGAATCTGCTCACTACTTGCCACCCTTCTTGGGTGCAGCCTTCTTAACGAACTTGCCCCCTGCACCCTTAGTGGTACCCTTCCGAGCCACCTTGGCAAGATTGGGATTGGCCTTCTTCGCCCCAGGGCCGGCCTTCTGCGAGGCAGCAGCGACCATCGCTGCACCTGCCTTCGGCGACACTCCTGCAGACTTGGCAGCGCTAGCAGCGGCTGCCTTGAAGCCCATGCCCTTCTTGGCAGGCGCCTTGGCCTTACCGACCTTAGCTGCCACGCGCTTACCTCCGGTTCCCATGATGCGGTCGACGTGAACGTTTCCCGACCCACTAGGGTTGTACACTGACACTTTGGCTCCTACGACTGTTTTCTATTATATCGGGAAACCTAAGGAGGCTACCAGGGCCTTCTGTTCCCTTGTGTTACAACTGCGTAACGCCTACCTTTCCGAATAGCGCAGTGTTCCGCTTACCTGCGTTGATGATATCAACGCGATACCAACCGTACGTCTTGCTCGCTGCTAGGTTAGCACTAGCAATAGCAACGGACGCTAGACCACCAGCACCGTTGGTAATAGTGATCTCACCCGTTACAGTAGACAGCTTGACTACGTTAGGATCGGTATCAAGCTCGCCCGCTGACTGCTTGAGATACATCTCCAGAGTCAAGCCAGTAATGTTGTAGGGGTTGCCACCAGATGTGATCGTGAGCGCAAGAGTCTCGTCGTTAAACTCCGCTAGCGTAATATCGACTTCTATCATTGTCCACCTATCCAACGAGGTATCTGCAACATCAATGACAATGGCCGTACCACCAAAGGCCTTAGTGTTAGTAACCGTGCCAACCAGAGCGTTACCATCAACTACGGTACCACCGAGCACGTTCCCATCTACAACAGTACCAGCTAGAACAATGGAAGTCTTTACGACAGTACCACCGAGCAGGTTCGTCTCAGTTACAGTACCACCCAAGTGTAGCGGCGGACGTACAACGACTCCTCTGCCAAGCACAATAATCGCTTGGCGAACCTGGAAGTGCGCAGACATAGAAGACGAAACAACCACAGGCTGGGGAGTCAAAGTCGGAGTGACTACAGGTGCCTGCGGACTACTGATGATCGTTGGTAGCTGAGGCTTTAGAAATGCTTGAGGTGTTGGACTAGCAACGACGATCGGACTAGCTGTCGTTAGTACAGGTGGATCTTGAGTTGTGTTACGGAAGTTCTGAGGTGGCTCGACTGCGAACCACCTAAGATCGGCAGCTGCAGCAACTACGATAGGAGAGGGAGTAGCGGCGGTAGGAGCAACAACAGGTTGAGCAGGAGGAGCAAGAACCTGCGGACCTTGCGTCTTGTAGTACGCACTAGCAGGCTGTGACGTTTCGACAACTGGAAGAGGCGTTGTCAGTACTGGGGGATCTTGAAGCGTACTCCTGACAACCTGTGGTGTGTTAGAACTGAACCACTGACTAGGCGTCGGAGGCGCTTGAACGAGAGGTTGAGCTGGAGGCTGAGGAGGAAGCGGAGCGGTACTAACCTGAACGGGATTAGTATTAAACCACTGCTGTGCGTACGGCTGATTAATGACTACAGGCTGGGGAGTAGTAGCAGCTGGAGCAGCAGCAACGGGTGCCTGAGGTACTATAACGATCGGAGTGTTAACACCGAACCAGGAGTTCAGACCTCGACCGTCGACAACGACTAGAGGCTGGGGAGTAGTGAGAACAGGAGGATCCTGCAAAGTGTTTCGCAGGATCGTAGTTACAGTAGGATTGAAATAAGAAGATAGCGGACCCGTAACGACAACAGGTGGAACTGTCGTTAGCACAGGCGGATCTTGAAGCGTGCTACGCAGACTCTGGATGAAGCCTCGACCGTAACTACGATCGGGTTGAGCAGTTACAACTACGGTCTGGGATCTAGAATCAAAGTCCGCAGAGTCCTCTAGAGAGCCGCGGATGACGATAGCCTGATTTGGCAGACTCCTACCAAGTACAGGCATATCGTCTCCCGGTTACTACGACGTGCAGTTGATCTCGAAAGACGCGTGTGCGCCTTCCTCGTCGAGAACGATGCCGGCCGTATTGACAGTCACAGGACTGCCATTGACGTTGACCACCAGCTTGGTCTCGGGCCTGGTCATGCCCAAGACTGCGCCGAGGTCGCCTGCGGTCTGGGGGCTGCGAGTGCCGACGTTGATGTCGTCCTCGTTGTAGAAGATCGCCATTACAGCCTCTCAAGGGACATGCTGACGCGAACGTTGACTGCTGCTGGAGCCGTGAGTCTGATACAGTAGCCCTGACTCACAGCGCAGTCAGGAACGTCGCCGAGTGGGAAGTCATAGACCAGCAAACCTCCGTTTGGCGTCAGGAGGTCGGCGTCGATACCGGTCTGGACCGTTGGCTCTGCCGTGCAGGCGTAACCTGCAGAGATGCCCGTCGAGGCGATCGCCCTGCCATAGACCTGGTTGATCGTCGCTGTCGTGTTACCTGTACCTGCAGTCGAGTTGGTAGCCGCTGTAGAGTAGTTCACCTCCCAGAAGACCGGGATCGCAGAGGCCGTGACGCCGTCGAAACCGATACGGAACTTCTTCAGGTCCAGACCGAACTGAGCACCTGAAACGACGAACAGTGCCGTCTTGGCTACCGTGGCGACGAGAGCAACTGCGGCGCCTGACTGGATAGTGTATCCTGCCTTTGCCATGTTTCTCCTTACCAGTTTGCTGCTTGCACAACAGCAGTAGATGGACTTACGATCGGTGCAGGAGTCGCACCTGCGACCACTGCAGCTTCCTTGAACGTAGCGATCGCCCAGGCAAACGCGGTCGCGTTCACAGTAACGGTCTCCGAGTCGGTGATGGTCTGACCTGACGCGCCTGTGTCCAGTTGATAATCCATACCGGCGTGTACGCGAGAGCTAGATCCTGAGTTCAGGGCAGCCAGTTGTGTGAACCCTGTTCCAGGACCAAGAGTCTGGGTGGTGAGGGCAGAGTTGTAGACGGCTGTGACAGCGACAGCCAGCTCATCTGCTCCGGTCGTGACAGCGGACGTGAGCTCGGAGTAGGTCAGGTTGGTGGTGCCATGCCCGTGCCCGGATACGTCGAACGCTGTTGGCGTCAGGTTCCCGGGGAACTCTCCGCCCAGATAAGCGATCGTCGCGCCCGTACTCGTGGTGCCGCCCGTAAACGAAACGGAAATGGTAGTAATGCCACCAGGGTTGTTTGGCCCTTCCAGGTACCAGATCTGCGCGCAGGCACCGGCGCCGTTCGCGTCAATAGGTCCCTGAACCCAGTTCGCAGGGAAGGTAAACGTCGGAGCCGCTGTGTATCCTGGCATAGATAGCCAGACTACGCACAGATTGCCCGATGCTGTACCACCAGCGTTAATGGTAATAGTTAGTGGACTAACAGTACCATTGGCTATGGTTCCGTTGCCACGTAGAGTGAATGTCACTGACCACGCCGCCCAGAGGTACCTGAGTTGTCACCCTGTCCAGTCGAAGGCGGAGTAGCACTGGGAGGTCCTTGCCTAGGCATTCCTGCCTTCGCACCCTGCTGCTGAGGAGCGTTCTGCATCTGCTGCAGCTGCTCGATCGTAACGTCACCCGACTTGAGTGCAGCTATCATGTCCTCGGGTGTACCAGGAAGCTCAGGAGGCGGAGGCTGCGTAATCTGCTTGTTGAAGGCCTCATGCACAAGACGAGAGGTCGCTGGGTCGGAGGGAGGCAGACCCATCTCGTCACGAAGGTGATCCTCGAGCGGCTGGTCAGGAACAATAACGCCTGCACCGACGTAGTTACGAATCGTGAACGAGGCTGTACGCCAATCCTCCTGCTCACCAATTCGTTTGACTATCAGCTTCGGATACCGAGCGCCTGCCCAGTTCATATTGACAAGCTGCGGCACGCCATAGCAGTTGATCACGTCGGTAACAATGTCAGCCGTAAACCGTGTCGCCTTCAGAAACAGCGTATGGTCTTGCTCATCAGTCTTGATGTTCTTGGAGAGGAAATTACCTAGGATCTGCTTCTCAATCTGCTGATCGTGGTGCTCTATCGACTGAATACAGTTGACAGGCTGCCCACGGAGCTCAGCGAAGGTAAGTGTCCAATTCGGAGGTAGTACTACGTGTGCCCGATCGTTAGTGCGCAAGTTCCTGCCGAGAGCGTCTGCCAACTGCAAGTCGTCGGCGTTGTACCCTTGAGGAAGCGTAATGACAGGTACACCGATACCGTGCCGCTCTTTCTGGATCGCGTCAATCTTGTACAGGTTGTCTTTGTAGTACCAGTGCTTGTAAGCCGAACGGAGAAGGCTGATTCCCTCAATGTTCCCAGCTTCCTTATCGAACGAGAAGACTAGCAACTTCGAAATCGGAATGTTAGTGTACTGAAGGAAGCTGCCTAGGACAGTTCCCCCTTCAAGCGTCGGAACATAGGTCGGCGAAGACCATATGTCCACCGATAGAGGGCCTCCGTTGAGGTCGAAGAACCACTCCCTGACATCCATCGGGTGACGAGGCGCCCACTTCTTCCAGCAAATCTTGCCACGAGCATCAGGGTCGTTAGTCACCATCTCGCCAGGCTCGAAGACCTCTTCGAACATGTAGTACCCGAAGTCGAGCATCAACAGCGACTCAGTAAGTGTCTGTGGCCAACTAGTTGTCATCCACTCCGTCATGTTCTTCCAACAGAAGTTCGCAATCTTCTGGTCACGAGAGTTGGAGCTAGCTGGCTTCATCGACCACTGCCCAGCTAGTACAGGCGTCTTCCCCAGCCTTAGCGTTCCCCGAACAGTACCATCACTCTTTCGCATCTTATCGTAGATGCGTAGGCCTTTCTGTCCCATCAGGTCGCTATTGTACTCCTGACGCATCCAGGAGGTAAATGGACTGGGAGAAGAGCTACCAAGCTCAGAGTTCAGAGCATCAACAGGACCATCGGGACCCACTCCTTGTCCAGTCGCAATGTCTACTCGGCGCTGAACACGAATCTCGCCAGTGTTGCGCCCAATACCAACCTGCGTGCCAGGCGTCGGGTCGACAGGTACGTTACGAATCTGTTGTCCAGGACGACCACGTTCAGCAATTCCCTGTACCCTCGTTCGCAGCGGCGCTGCGAACGTACGTTCGTGGAGCATCTGCGAATGCTCTTCTACTGACATCGTGGTCTTGGGTGCCTCGGTCTGGAACGGCAACTCTGCGCCCTCAGGAGCAATAACAATGTACTGATTGCCAGGCTCCTGACCAACAGCAACAGGAGCGTACCCCGAAGCGAGCATCTCGTCGAGATCGACACGAGGCAGGTCTTCAAGGTTCACCTAAGTCCCCTTATAATGGCAGCAACAGCGACTACAGCCCAATACAGCAGAGTGAAGGCAACCCAAAGAGTGGTCACAAAAATGACCCAGCCACCCACTATCAGCCAAATTACGAAGGTCAAAACTCGCCTCCCATCTGGAAAAAGCCTGAGGACCCCGAGGTCCCAGCCATCATATCTGCAAAGTCATTCTGCAGCGTCCTGCGCGCGGCCCTCTCTCGTGGAGAAGATTCCACAGGGGCAGCGTTGACCATGTCGGACGTTAGGTGCTGACCGCGAGCTCCCATTTTGAACGTAGCTAGCAGCGCGTAACGCATAGCGTCGATCGTGTGGTCTTCGACCTTGTTACTAAGCTCTGGTACGTTGCGGCCCTTGACCGGCTCAGTGGAGCGGTAGTTGTTGAGCTCTCGAATGTGGTTCTTACAGTCCCAGGCGACGTGGTAACGAGGAGCCTCAATCGGAGCACCCCACTTGTCCTCGCTAATCTGAATGGGATGCATGAACTCTGACATCAGGTCGATGCCATCTCGCCAGGTGTAGTCCGTTTTCAGTTCCTTCGGCGCCCAGCACCCCTTGTTCATCAGCGTGCCGAGGGACGAGGCAGCCTCAGGGTCGGCAGGGTCTCCTATGATAAGGTCGAGGTGGTAGCCTGGAGGGTTAGGGCGGTCGAGAAGCTCGGAGGCGACACTGGGCAGAGTCTTGTACTTCTTGTAGTACTCACGCCAGACAAAAATCTCGTCCTGTGGGCTGATTTGGAACTCGACGGCGGCTAGCGGGTTCGTGTAGCCCCAGTCGATCGCCATGAAGTTCGGCCAACCAGGAATGAACTTATAGTCCTCCGTCATAACGCCGGAGGTTTCGTCCCACGAGGGAAAAATCTTGCCTACGAACGAGGCAAAGTCCGCACCAATTTCCTGCAGGAACCACTCCGGCTCCGTTGTGTCCTCTAGGAGGGCGATCTCTGGGTCGTTTCGACCCCCAGGGTACACTACCGGGTTGCTCCAGGAGGGGAAGCGCCAGGACTCAAAAATGCCCTTGTACTTATCCCGTCTTGACAATTGCCAGAGGTCGTGTAGCCAGTTAAACCCCTCCGGCGTTGTGGGAAAGTCGGCTCCTCCTCTTCGGTCAGCGAGTGCAGGCCGTATATACCTTTCCCAGGTTTCACGCTTGTGCTTGGCGGCTTCAGACATGATGACATGGTCAAGCGCTTCCCCAACGAGGTACTCAGGGTGCTCAGCAGAGCGACATTCAACTCGTGTACCCCACGGGAACTGAATGAACATGTCTCCGGATCGCTTGGAGTAGGCTCGCTTGACACGCTTATCCCGTCCTAGCTTTTGGGAGACGATCAGGTCGTTCCAAATAATCCGGAACTCCTTCTCTGCCAGGTCGTAAGTCGGACCGACAATCCAGACCATCTGGTTAGGACGCAGAAGGTGCTTAGGGGACACATCCCGTGCAGCCATCGTGCTTTTCCCAAATCGACGTCCACAGCACGGAACTCTAAATCTAGCTCGAGATTCGTGGTACAGAAGCTGACTCGGATGCGGCTTATAGCCGACCCTTTGCCAGAACGCCTCTGTCAACCGGTCCATCTTCTCCTCTTAAGATCCACAGGCCCGAGATTGGCAGGCGAATTACCTGGAGCCGTTAGCCAGCTTCTCAATCCCCTTGAGGAACTCGTCGAGCGCATCAGTCTGCTCTTCCTTGCCGACAGGTCCAAGCACCCGATCCACGACGTACTGCGCCGCCCGGAGCTTTGTGTTGTCGTTCGCGGCGTTGTGGACCAGATCGATAATTGCCGCCGCGGCAAACGGTGCGTTCTCCTCGAATACACGCGTCGCACGCTCACGAGGGTTCTCCTCGCCAGCGTATATGTCCTCTAGTTCCTTGTTTATACCCATCTAGGCCTCCTAGGACTGCTTTCTATTATATCAGGAAACAACCGGAGCTCACACGAGGCTTGGTTAACACGGTAATGGATTGATACGATATCATGGTAACACTCGAGTTTCATGCCTTCCTACAGTAAGCCCTACGGGTAGTGTGTTCTGATTTGTTCCATACTATAATATAGTTATAAGCAAAAAACAACAACAACAACAAACAACAACTTCAGAAAAGAGATGAGAACAATTCAAGATTCAGTACGTAATCAATACTCAACAACTCATCATAACAACAATACTCAACATCTCGTACATCTACGTTCAGATCGAAAGTTCTTCAACTCAGCAGCAGCTGATGTAGAAGCAGATCGGAAGTTCTCCGGACGTTACAATCTCTCGAAGAAGAATCTCTGTCCGGACTGTAACGAGTATAGATCAGTCAACGGATCTTGTAGCTGCTGAGAGTAGATAGTACTTTCGATGAGAGTACTATCTAGTACCAGATAGGTACCGTAATACGAAGGAGGACATCATGTCCGAGAAGTATGCCGACATCACCCCATTCGCTGCAGCCCAGGTCACCAACAGGGTCCTGAAGGCGAATGGCATCGAGGACCTGGAGGTCCGTCCGCAGATGCTGTACTCGTACGCCCGTAAGGGTACGGTCGCCAGCAACTACGACACGCGCAAGGACGGCCAGAAGGTCCTGTTCGACGGAGACGCCTTCAAGACCTGGCTGGACTCGTACGTCAGCAAGGTCCAGAACGGTCAGACCGGTTCGGGTACGGACTACGACAAGCTCGCCGAGCAGTACAGCTAGACCCGAGAGGGGGGCTCCTACGGGAGCCCCCCGTAAGGGCCTGTGTACATACGTGCGTAGATACGACCGTGTCTACGTTCGTTACGACATAGGAGGACCTATGCGCAAGCTCGTTACTGCCGGTCTCGTTGCGTGCAGTCTCGCTTTCGGAGCCGGAGGCGCCATAGCAGCCCAGGCCTCGACGGCCACGCTTTCGACGACTTCGCGTGTCGAGACCCTGATTTCGGCGAAGTGCTACTACGAGCACCAGGTGACCCGTTCGTGGTTCCACTACTCGAAGGCCGCTGGCCGATACGTCGCGTATCCGGCAGTCAAGACCACGACGACTACGTCGACGCACTGCCACGCCTAGATCTCAACAGGGGGCTCTCTCGCTTGAGAGCCCCCGATTGACCAGCTAGGAAAAGAGGCGTCATGTGCCAGTGCAAGACATACCCCCAGGGTACTCAGCCCCACGACCGTACGTGCCCTAAGCACGGCCACTAGGAGGAACGATGAAGAACACGACCCTCGTCCAGGTCTTTAATGACGCGGACCAGAAGGAAGGCGACCCGATGGAGCTGACCGAAGAGCAAATCGCGGACCTCGCGGCACAGCTCCCCACTGGCTGGTACATGGACGGATGCTAATGCTACCTAAGTCGTGGGAAGAGTACCTCGCAAAGGCGGAGCGCGACATCAAGAAGACGGATTCGCCAACGAGGAGAAGGCAACCGCGTGTTACGCGTATGTCCTCAAAGCGTATGCTGCGCGTGTCAACTCAAACGTCAAACTTCGTGAGGGCCGCGTATTCCCCTGAAAGTGTCTACAATTCGACGCCGACCAAGCCCGAGACGTGGAAAGGGACGCTGAATCTCGGCGGGAATTGCGAGCCGAAGACGTATTATTCGAGTAAAACTACAACCTCAAGGAACCCAGGTTAACATCTGGAACCTTAGCGGATTAAAAACAATCTTCACTGTTTTGAGTCCGTCTCTTATATTATCGGGAGTGGAAATTCGAAGGAATTGGTCTCATACAAGTAATATATACGGTATATTTTATAATAGCATAGTAATTTGGCGAGCAGTGATCGAACTATGGACCAACCATCGATCTACCTTTGGGTTCTTCTTTTGGCGCTAGAACCTTCTTTCGTGCGCGAAAGGAACAGTCGTTTTGACCTTTACTGCAAGGCTCCATTTGAGGCACGTGTATTACTTGGATCGTGAGTTCCTAAGAGAAACCCGATATAATTAATGTAAGATTGTTCACTATCTTGCAGTGTTGACCCAATCGCGCAAAAACGGCAGGAGACGTTCTCGGGTAACACGAGAGCCTCAAAGCCCAAAAGAGGGAGAACAATGACGATTATGTCGGAAGAACACGCTCTTCCGCCGCGTGGACCGGGCCGACCGGCAAAGTATCCGTGGAATGAGTGGTTCAAGCACGGACAGACCATCAGAGTCACCAGGGGCCAGCATTACGACATCTCGACCGAGAACTTTCGCATCCAGGTTAACAAGGCAGCGAGAAGGCATAGCGGACGCGTATCTACGGAGATAGTCGGCCACGGACAAGGGCTGATGTTCACCTTCTACCTGGAGGACGACCTCGACCTACCTGATCGCAATGTTTCGTAAGACGCGTGAAGACTACATTCGACAGGCTGTTGCCTGCGACTGGTGTCTGCAAGAGAAGTGGCACTACTGCATCAAGGTTCAGGGTCCACAAGGGTCTCCTATACTCGACAACAACGGCGCAGAGCAGTACCTATTTCACCAAGTACACGAGACACGCGCCGCTAGCGCTAGGGAAGTTGGAGTAGACACGAACGTAGACCTAGAGAGGCTAGCCCAAGGCCTTCTGGATCAAGTGACCAAAAGAAGGACTTGAAAAACCTCAAAAAACCAAGTACAATTAATTGAAAGCCAAAATCAAGCGTCGAGAAGGAGCGTAATGTCCGAAGCGACAGCCATAATGGCAATTATCATGAAGTCGACAACCACTCGCCCTGTGGAAGTCATGAACGAGTTCCCCCTGTGGGAGGACCACCCGAAAAGCACGCTCGCGGTCATCTACGGTGCCTACTCGTCGATGAACTAGGAGCAGCATGGAGCAAGCGAGACGTGACGCGGCCTGGAAGGCACTATTCGAGGCCGCGAACGAAGTCAGAACCGTTCTCATCGAGGACAATGGCGGAACTGCGAAAGTCGACCCTGAAGACGAGTGGTTGGCGCACATGATTGGTGAGATGGATCGCATTCTCACCTGGGATGCGGGAGCATGAACAGCGACGACGCCAACCACGTGACCGACCAGCTAATGGACGAGATTAGGCAGACGTTCGAGACGTACCAGCTTTCTGCGATGCCTCGGCCAAGGGAGCTGGATCTGAAACAGCGAGTACGTCAGATCGTACGAAACTGGCTAGGAGTGTGACATGATAGTCATGTACAATGGTAACGGAACGATTACCGTACACACACCGCGCTGCATAGTGTGCAACAAGACGGGCGAGGTAGTCGTTCCGGAGGCTGAGTGGGAGGCGTACCAGTCTCCAGCGCGGCCGTTCATACAGGACGCGCTGAAGAGCGTCGACTCGGCTGGTCGAGAGCAGATCATGACAGGCACGCACGGACCCTGCTGGGACTCGATGTTCGCTGAGGAGGAGCGATGACGACTACCGAAGAGCGAGCGGTAAGGCGAGAGGGAACGCTACTAAGCGTCGTGAGCGACCTCGACGAGGCATGGCCGCAAGGTATGCCTCCGGAGAACATTCTCGTCCGAGTTGAACTCGACGGGATAACATACGTCGTGGACCGAATCACGCTCCACGCAGACGAGGACGGCGAAGTAATCGTCCTCAACATTACGAAGGAGAAACATGAAGTACGTTAAGCAGATCGTCCTAGGTGACGACGAGGATGCCGGCCTCGAGCAGGCTGCTGACGAAGCGATGGCGCCTCAGTACATCGTTGACCAGCTGAAGCAGCTCGACCCTGACGATCTGAACGACGTTGTTAACGGTCTAGTAACGTTCCAGCGTGGCACCACGCTCGACTAGCACCTCCAGTGCAGATGGGCCTCAAGGGACAGTGTGAAAGGTAGCGGATCGGCCTGGCAAGCCGGTATAGTGCGACTCTTCGGAGCGTTCCGTTTCCCCTTGAGGCCCTTCTGGAAAGGAGGTAGCAATGGACGAGAGAGAAGTGTTGAAGGTGGCACTAGGACGGCTAGTCAACCAGCTCAACGCTGAAGACATTGTCGACGTGCTGAAGGACCACTTCAACGAAATAGGCAGAAGCCAACTCGTTGCACTCCTAGAAAGGAAGTAGAAATGAAACCTATGAAGGGCGCACACCTAGTACTGAACGAGGAGATCCTCGAGTTCCTACGAGGATCGCTTAACGACGTCGACCAGGCGTACTCGGACGCGCAGAACGACCAGGACCCTGAGTACACCATCGCGGAACTCGAGAGCTGGGAAGGCTGGACGAAGGAGAAGGACAACTTCGGTACGAAGGTGTATGCAGCCCGAGTCTACCCAGTCAACGGTCACGAGGCAGGAGAGCTCCGCGTTACCGTCGTTCTCAACAAGAAGGGCGCACTCAATCTCGACATCCGAGTCTGGGGTGACTACTGATGTATCTCGTTGAAGAGCACAAGCAGGGACCGAGTGGCGAAGAACACATCTCGTACCATACGATCGTGAAGAAGGCAAGGGACGAGAAGCACGCCTTCATACTCGCAGCTCAACGCCGAAGGTACTGGCGGATAACACACGGTTTCGAATCCCTCGGCTTCTACTTCGCAGCTAGCGAGCTCGAGGAAATCGACAAGGGCTACCGTTGGGCTGCATCGGATGGCTCGACGGTCGCCTACGAAGTGAGAAGGATCTGATGGAGAAGCTGCAAGGTAACGAACTCCATCACGAGTCGTGGGCCGAGTACGCAGACCACTCGCTCACCCACGACGGGCAGCTAGATAAGAAGAAGGTGCAGCAGGAACTTGATATCACGCGAGAAGTACCTGGCACGCCACTTCCGATACAACAGGAGTGCCAAGGGCCAAGCACGCAACAAGAGGTACGAAGAGAAACACCCTGAACGTGCTGTGCGTTGGGAGCCAGCGCGTGACAACCTCAGGAGAGGAGGTGAGACAGATGATAAAGGTGGGTAAGAAATACCTAACCATAGACCCTACGAAGGACTCGGGCAGTGTCGTCGATTTGCGCAGAATCTGGGCAACGAGGATTCCTGTAGAGGTCGTAAGGATTCGCAGGCTAGGCCTGCTCCGATACGACGTCAGGACCGAAGATGGCACAGAGTTCTCAACCAACAGACTCCTCCCGCTCAAGAAGGTTCGACGGTAGCCTTCTCTGGAGGTTCGCTGTCGCAATGGCTAGCACAGCCATTGCGCTTCCGCTCATTGCGTCGATTATTGGCGCACCCATCGGTATTCCGCTACTGCTAGCTGGGTGCCGACCGCTTAAGGACTACTTTACCAAACTGGTAAACGAGCGTGTTGCTAGTCAGATGCTCGTAACAAAGGCAAGGAGAAAGAATGTACACCAACGAGGAAATGACTCACGACTACGTCAGGGAAGAGCTCGGTATCGAGGAGATCGACAGACGCGTGCAGGCGCTTGATCCCGACGGCTCGATGAATTCCATCGCGCAGCTCCACGGCGACGGCTGGAAGCCGGAGCAGGTCTACGAGTTCGCCCAGCTCGCCAAGCAGTGGATGGACGGCGAGCAGGAGGTTCGTATCTTCTGCCACCGCTACAATGGCCTGGAGATCAGGCAGAACAAGACGCGCGAGCAGCTCGAACAGACCGTCCTCGACAACGAGTGCCAGCGTCGTTCAACGGCGAACTGGAAGGAGAAGCAGGACGACAAGAAGGCTACCGACGCAAAGCCGTACGTGATCGGAGCAGGCGACTGACCTAGTAGCACAATGTGGCAAAAAATAATCCAAAGAAATCTTTGGAAACCACTTGTGCTTCCAATAAGGTCCGCGCTATAATTAGATTAGAAGCAAAAGCACAGGCCAATCTAGAGGGAGTGACATGGCCAGGCACACCACCGCGACCGAGACCGAGACCCCGGATAGCACCGGGGCGGCGGACGAGACGGCCGACGAAACCACCGAGTCGACGAGCAACGGCGGAGGCACGCAGCGGTTCAACCTGCCCGAGGGCAAGGTGACGCCGATCCAGCTCAAGAACGAGCTGGTGAAGCGGGGCCACGCGCCGAAGGACATCAAGCCGCAGCAGTTCTACACGTTCGTCAGAAACCCCGGCAAGCAGGACCCGTTCCCCGTCAAGCACTACGACGAGGACGGCATCGAGTACGACGAAGCACAGGTCAACGACGGTGAGACGCGCGCCTGGACGCGTCCGGGGCTCGACCTCGAAGAGGGCGTCGAGTGGTTTCTGCGTCGCAAGCAGCGCGGCGGGACCTCAGGTAAGCCCGGGAGCTCGGGCAAGCCACAAGGCCAGGCACCACCGAACGACGCGCAGCACCGTTCAGCTGACGAGATCGACAACGAGGACGCTGAGGAGTTCGAAGAGGCCGAGTAGCCTCCCAGTCCCACTACAACTGAATAGACGTGAGGAGCGATGCGGTGACGAGGAGAGTGTCGTCCAACTCTCGTATCGCTCCTCACTCCAGCGACGAGCAGTGCGAGCCGCAGCGTTCGAGCCCGAACGAACGGGTAGCGACAAAGATGCGTTGCACCGCGTGTCCGGTGGAGAGCGGCTAACAACCCTCGCTACCGCTGCTCGTCCGAGTGCAGGAGACAACGCTGCTGAGTGTCGTCGAGGCCCTTCGTGACGGAGTCACATTCGGCTAGGCAAACCAGGCACTGGTGGCTCCTGCACACGGAGGGCGCCTCTTTTCCCCACACCCGAGAGGCGCCCTCCACTAAACAGTCAAAGGAGTATTACATGGATCTGACGCAAGGAGAACGTGTAACGCTTCGAGACGTCCTCGACATTCAGATTGAAGCGTTCGAGGACGCGATGCACAGAGACACGCTAGAACCAGAAGTGCTCCGCAGCTGGGAAGCACTTCTTACCAGAGCGGGAAGCTACGGGGATATCGTCAACGACCTACGTAGCATCAGAAAGAAGATGACTAACGATGATGACTGAGGAGGCGCCTCCGAAGCTATTTGAACACTGCCTATCGGTGTTCGCAGCGATGAAGAGGGAAGCCTCCCCAACGCAGATCGAGGGGCAGCACGCTCTTGTGTACGAGGGCTTCCTGACCCACCTCTTCAGCGAACTCCAGCTTGCAACGCCCTACTACACCTCGGTGATGCAGCGTCTACGCAGAATGCAGTGCGTTCGCCAACTCTCACGCGGTGGCGGTAACTCACCAAGTCGTTGGGAGCTCATCAGGGACCCAGAGTGGGACATCTTTAGTGAGGCCGAGCAAAAGCGGCTTCAGGGCGCAACCAAGCTGGGTCAACTGCAAGGACAGGTTACATCTCTCAACACGCGTGTCCAGCACCTCGAGGACACCATGGCACGCATACTGGAGGCATCATGATAGAACATCACGGACCCGACGAGCACAGCCCGATCGAGCATGTGTACGATCCTACAAAGGCAGAAGCCGTGATCCGTGATGTTTCGATTCAGTACCAGAAGATCCAGGACCAAGTCAGCCGCTACTTCAAGGCTGTCTACGGAGACGACGTCGTCTTCCGTGCACCGGAGACCTTTCCCAACGTCCTCGAGCGGTGGATGATCTATGCTACTACTCCTGGCGGCGAGAAACTGGCCGAGGAGCACATGCAGTTCATCGAGAAGAAGGCTAGGGAGCAGAGGTGAACTACGTCATCCACATCGAGGTCGCCGACGAGGAGATGGCCAAGCAAGTTGTCGACGACACCAAGGAGACCGACTCCATGTGCCTTATTACCAAGGACGGCGACGAGCTCGAGTTCGGTATCGTCAGCATCTCCTGTGGGAAGAAGGACTAGTGGCTGACGAGTTGATCTCGAAAGGCCTCTGGCAGCCACTCCCAATGCCTGAGTGGCACTACGAGGAGGCGCCTCGTACCTCGGAAGAGAACATCGAGGCTGCGATGCGGTACATTCGCAAGAAGTGCTTGGGAGAAGAGGACGATGACCGACACGACGTTCGAGGAGGCTAAGCGATGCCCCTCTTGCCAGGAGCCGGGCAAGGAGGTTGGTCTACGAAGTCCACAGGGGCTGGCGAGAGGGTCCAAGATCCATGTCTTCGAGTGCCAGAATGAGCGATGCGAATATGTAGCTCAGCGCTGGCTCGTGCAGACGAACCCGGATGGTTCGGTTCCAACTCCAGGCCAAAAGGGACCGAAGGCATTCGAGCGTCCACGTGAATCGACGCCTGTTATGCAGCAGGCACGTGAAGAGCTGGCTCTGATGGACTTCATGTCGACGCATCCGGAAATGTCGGAACGCGACGCACGTAGGACCATGGGATTCTAGCACAGCGAGAAGCGCATGAACATCGACGAATTCCTCAAACAAGTCGAAGCAGACGAAGAAGCAGACTCCAAGCTAATCACACCAGTCAACTACGGCAAGCTACGAGGTATCGCTCCACAACTAATCTACTACTACATCCGATCAGGCAAGATCACTACTCAACACTGCGACTGCGGTCGACGGGTGATTGAGAAGGAGGAAGCAGATGAGTACCTACGTTCAGTCGGAAAGCTCAGACCCAACAGCGAGGGACCTTCTGAACCTCCTGCACATGATGGAGCTGGAGGGGAAGGATCTTAACGTTCCGCTCTTCTACAACGAGGACGACGATGGCAACGGTACGTTCTACGTTGCCTGGATGGGTCTGCTAGAGCTCAACGACGACGGCGTCTGCCTGAGCTACGAACCCAACGACGCTATCAAGGCAGAGCACGCACGTCTGCGTCAGCAAGCCGAACTAGAGGAAGCGAACTGGAGAGCAGCGCACCCGACCCCTGTGGACATTGAGCGTGAGAGGCTCCGTAGGGAAGGGCTACTACCATGAAACTGTTTCGTCGACCACCAGGATACCCAGCGAATCCTCCACCTTCGGCACCTTGCGCAGCGCTTGGGTGGTTGATTGCAAGAATTAGTACGCCACAAGGCCTGAGACGCCTTCTAGGCCCTTGAACGTCCTGCTCGGACTCCTTGGAGCAATGCCATGAAACACTGGCTTCCCGAGCAAGACCTTGAGGGGCTTGGTTAGCTCTCTACAGGAGGCACAAGCCTCAACAACTCCAAAGGAGAATTATGCATCGTCGTAGTTTCATCGTTACGGCAGCCGCGGCTGCCATCACGCTAGGTGGCGGCGGAGCCGTCGCACTAGCAGCTACCAACCAGGGAGAGCCACCCGTTCCGATCATCTCCAACGCCCAGCCGCCGAACGGTAGCTCGTTTGCGTGCTACAACGAAGGCCACCTCTCGTACTACGAGTTCCGGCTGCCGCTACCGCACACGTGCTGGTTCGCAGGCGATACCCTCGTGGAACTCCCGGCGAAAACGATCACGTTCAACATCGCCAAGGTCACCGACACCACGATCGGACCGACACCCGCGCTGAAGGAGAGCTGCACTCTCAGCTCGCCGCAGACGGGCGACCCGCAGAACCCGTCGTACAGCTGTACGACTACGACTCCGTAACAACTTCGGCTCGGTCAACGGGAGGTGGAGCCGTCAAAAGCTCCGCCTCCGCGAGGGACTACGGAAGGTCCGTAGCTCTTAGAAAGGACCTCGATGAGGTTCAGACATAGAGCAGTTGCGCTTGTCGTAGGCCTACTGCTTAGTGTAGGCCTAGGTGGTTGTGCCGCTGCGACGCATTCCACTGCGTCGCATCATGCCAGTATCGGTCGGTACCTCGGCACCGTCGATCCTGATGAGTGGTGCGATGTCGCCCAGGTAAGCACCTGCATGAATGCTCGGAATGGCGGTCCTATCCTGCAGGACTGGTACAGCAATGTGGCGAATAACTCCTTCGGGCTCTATTCCGTCAATCGCTGCAACGGCGGCCTCTCGTCGACCAACTGTCCGATCTCGGGAAATCCGGTCGGATGGACGATCGCGCAGTTCCAGGATCCGACGCTCGGGACATGTGTCGACGACGCCAACGGGAACTCGGGGAGCGCCAATGCGTACGTGAACGGTACCTGCAACGGCAGCAATGGCTACGGCGGCGATTACGGAACTGTCTTCCTGCTCTACCACGATCCTGGCTGCCCAGTCGGCTTCGACCTATACTACAATGCACACTGGTCTCCTAGCTGGACTAGCCGGAGAGGCCTTTCCTGGAATACTCCTGGCGTCGGCAACCAGGCATATCTGAACGTGAATGGCATTCTCTGTCTCCAGGAACAGGTATTCAATATCGCGGCACCGCTAGCTCCGCAATCGCCTGCTCCGGGAGCTACGACCGGATCCCCTGCTGCTACTGTTCCGTAGCAACCATCTCACTGCTAGGAGACGAAGATGATTAGTAACGGTGGCAGCTTCGGAGGCGACTCGATGAACAGCACATCGAAGAGCTTCGATCGTTACCCAGTTCCGACGTGGAAGTTCGGACTGACTTACGTTCAGCCTTACTCCGTTCACGTCTGACCCTGAACGTCCTGCTCGAGAGCTGGCTGTGGCCATTGACTCACCGGTAACGACTGAGCCTGGAAACGCAGCCTCGACACTCGAGCAGGACCTTGAGGGCCAAGGCTAGGGCCCTCCGGAGGGAGGTGGAGACAATGCGTGATACTTGGGTCTGAGCGGTCGGGATCGCTCATCAAGGACCCTCGTCCTGCAACACCTGTAAAGAAACGCGTGCACAACCTCAAGTTACTGTCATGCAGGAGCAGACACTCTCACGTCTACGGGTGCTCCTGCATGGCAGTGAAGGGAGGAACATGAAGAGGCAAGTAGAGCCTTGCGAGACAGAGGGCTACCGCGGCCCTTGCCACAAGGGACATCAAAGGTGCATACGTGAGCGGCGAAGACGAAAAGCGCAAGACGCAGAGACCAGACGTCGGATCTACCGCGAGAGCAAGGCGTATCTGGCGACGCAGAAAAAGATCGGTGATCGGAAAGGAGTGGACACCACCAAGTCTGCAAGACGTCAGCGCTGGGAAGTGGTGCAAGCGCTGTCACGTACGTCACCCATACAACGGTAAGGACAGACTCGGAATCGACTACGAATGGAGGGATGGCAAAGTCATGGTGCTATGGCTATGCCCGGTAAGCGGGGATGTATTGTGACTGCGCAACCAGCACGGCATGAGTCTTGGTTCAAACTCTACGAGTTCCAACGAGACGGAGTAGCCAAGCTCAATCCCTACAACATCAACGGCGAGACGGCTACGTCGGCTCTCATTGCCGACGACATGGGACTTGGCAAGACCTGGGAAGGCATCGCTAGGGACTGTGAGTTGCGACGCGACCCCTACGCCTACAAGCGACCGACGCTCATTGTCGCACCTTCAGGTACGCATTGGAATAGCTGGGTAGACGTCATTCGCAAGTATGAGAGTGACACGATACCCATCTGGGTTGTTAACAGGAAGAAAAGACAAGAACTCGAACGCGCACTTGGACACGCTATTGATGGCAGAGGTCCGTTTCCTGCGTACGTCATCGTGCACTATGAGGCCCTCCGACTCATGAACGAGTTGCAGGACATCGACTGGTTCCACATCATTGCCGATGAAGTCCACAGGGTGAAGAACCGTACAGCTCAACAGACTCGGAAGCTGAAGTCGCTGAAGACGAAGTACAAGACGGGCCTCTCGGGTACTCCTGCAGACGACAAGCCGCAGGACCTTTGGTCGGTATTGAACTGGCTCTGGCCCAAAGAGTTCAGGTCATACTGGAGGTTTGTCAACGAGTGCTGCGTGTTCGAGGACGAGAACCTACAGAAGCTGAAGTACGGACGTAGCTTCAAGAAGATCGTCGGTGTGAACCCTGAAGGTGCACAGAAGATGTTGACGACCATCAGGCCTTACTACGTGCGTAGAAAGAAGTCTGAAGTCGGAATCGATCTGCCTGAGAAGTACTACACCGAGCGCTACGTCACACTTCCTCCAGGTCAACGCAGGGCCTACGACCAGATGCGCAAGGACATGATCGCATGGGTCGGTGAGCACAAAGACCAACCGCTCGTCGCAGGCGTCGTCGTCGCGCAGCTAGTCCGACTCCAACAATTCGCCCTAGCCTCTGTGGACTTCTCACCAGAGGGCAAGGTCACGCTCGTCGATCCATCCGTCAAGCTCGACGACCTAGAGGAGATTATTGACGGTAACCCTGACGAGTCTCTAGTAGTATTCAGCCAGTCGAGGAGCATGAGCCATCTTGCTGTACGGCGTCTTGAAGCTAGAGGAATTGTCGCTAGGCCATACACTGGTAGTGTCAGCCAGCACGACCGAGACCTCTACGAGTCGAAGTTCCAAGCAGGTGACATTCAAGTTCTCTGCGGGACGATTGCGGCTGGAGGGGAAGGTATCACGCTGCATCGGGCCTCTACTGTCATCTTCTTCGATCGTTTGTGGAATCCGACGAAGAACAGGCAGGCGGAGGACAGACTACATCGCATCGGTCAAATCAATCCGGTTCAGGTCATCGACATCATCGCCCGAGATACTGTCGATCTCGGACGTAAGCAACGTATAGCGAACAAGTGGGCCGCCCTAGAGTGGATCTTGGGCGACAGGACCAACGCAGAGGAGTACCTCAATGCTTGACAAGGACTGCTTCAACGTCCAAGAGCGCCTCGAGCCTATGTTCGAAGAGGCGCTAAGGACTCAGACTTTGGGCCTCAGGATCGTCTGCTGGTCGTTCATGACCATTCCGACGGTCCAGACCGAACTAGGAATGCGGCCAGGCTTCGGCGTCTACTACCAGGCCAAGGGTATGCTACTCGACCAGTCAGACGCACAAGCGCAGCTTTCGGCAGTCACGACACCGTTCGCGACGCAGGAAATGGTCAACGAGGCTATCGCAGAAGGCGCTGCACAGCTTCGCGAGAACCTCATCCAGAGCAACGGAAGGATACAGAAGTGACACTGTGCGCTCTCGACCCTGAGTACCCGATTGAAGTCGGAGTCGCTGACTCTCCTATGTTCGCTGATCTTCTGACCCACTGGGGGGGTAATAGCGAGACCGTAGCAGAGCTACAGGGCCATCTGTACCAGGAGGTCATCGAGATCACTCGGGTCCAGATACGACGAATCGTCTTCCCTCCGGTACCGCTCATCGACGTTCGCCCCGTTGCGACGTTCAGCGTCAGCGAGACCGGTCCTATGCAGGCGGTCAAAATCGATGACTTCAACGAGGAGGACATCGACGCGACCGTCACGTTCCTCGACGAGGCCTGGATCGACGAGGCCAAGAAGAGGAAGAAGTTTCATCGTACCCGACTGTTCTTCCGACTCGTCGGGGCAGCCTTCAGGGAGGCACGAACGGCGTGAATGAAATGTACGTCAGTCCTACACTGGATGAGAAGGTGGTCATCCGAGATGCCAAGGAGAAGTCCAGGCGGTTCGGCCCGTACAGGGTGCACTATCACCCTGAAGCCATACAATGCGAGGCGAAATATAGGCATCGCATGTTCGTTGATGGTAACGAGCATATCCTCAACCAGAGCGGACAGGCCTAATGGCGCGTGTCGTAGTTCTACACTTCGACGATAACGATGCAGCCGAACACTTCGTTGAGGGTGTCCTCGCTGCACAGGACACGAGTAGCGAGGACGAGCGGCTAGCAACGGAGGTCATGGCTACAGGTGCCATCGTGGCAGCTTGCAGCAGGATCGAAGCACTCATCGCGCGACCGACTGTCTACTGCAAGTGTGTCATCGTTGGAAAGTCGCGGGGCACAAGCAGAGGCAAGTTCTCGTCTACGACAGAAAGCTGGATGCGCACCGAACGCTTCGGCTGGTACGTACACGCACGTTGCAAGAAGCCCAATCGCTTCGTCGTTCGCGATTTCATCAAGAACATGCTTGTCGGTATCGGTTGCAAGAACCTACTCGACGAGCTAAAGGAGAAGATGAATGCATCTGAGCCAGCGACTGAGGCACAGGCTGAACATCTCGGAGACACGGAACCCGTGGCGAGTCATAGCCTGGAGAGTGAGAAGGCCCATAGTGTCGCAGACGCTCTGTCGCCTGAAGAGACACAAGCACTGGCAGAGGGAGACGCTCCTGCTGGCCCTCGCATCAGGAAAGTCGAAACGGTGCAGGTACTGCAACCGTTTGGTTCTCAAGGAGCAGTACCGTCACGTGACGTCTGGGGAGTAGACTTCGGTAAGGTAGGAGAGTAATGAAGCCTCTCCTAGGTGTAATTCTAGTGCTACTGGCTTGCGCGGTAGTAACAGGCACTATCGTGTACTGTATGTTTCAGTACTTCATCGCAGGCAAACACATCACAATCAACACTCGTCGTGTTGATTGCACTCGTTGCACAGCTGGCATACAGACGCTATACGATGGCGATTGGGGGCCAATCCCAACGCATCTACGGATCGTGCAAGAAGACGTCGATACGTTCGAGCCACCCAGGGCCAACTCACGCAAATGTAGTAGCTGCATGGGTCGCGGCTGGTACCCCAACGACGATCCTTATCAGGAGGACTAATGGCAATCGCATCACCGAAGTCGACCTTGACAGGACTAGTCATGTACAGTCTGGACCTAGTTAGGCAGTATCCAAGGAACCCACTTCACTTTCCCTACGACGTTACGCGCGTCTCAGTCGAACTCAAAGTTGAGTTCGACGATGAAGAGGCAGCTAAGCGCTTCGAAGACAAGGTCCGAAAGCTGCTAGAGCACGACGACATGCAGGTCTCTCTCCGAAGTAAAACTCAGTAAAAAGAACCTCTTGATATCCTAGTATGAACTGAGATATACTTAAGTTATCAGCACAAAGGAGTTCAGATGCAAGAGACAGATCTAGTGCATGAAGTACATACTACTGAACTCCGATCCTTCCGAGCGTGCCGTCGGCGCTGGCACTGGTCGTTCGGCAGAGACTTGCAACCTACAAAGACTCTGTCCGTCTTCGAGTTCGGCATCGCCTTCCACTGCGCTATGGAGGCAATGTACAATCCTGAGACGTGGGGTGCACCGAGACAACTCATCGCCCAGTTTGCAGAGGCGGCTTTCTTCGACGAGGCACAACGACAGAAGAAGGCGTTCTATGCACTTTCAGACAGGGGCCTGGGCAACGACGAAGAGCGAGACTACGACAAGCAACTAGAACTCGGTCGCGGAATGATTCACTGGTACGTCATGAACCACCTTCCTGTAGCTGAGTTCGTTCCTATCTACGTCGAGGTCAAGTTCCAAGTCCCGATCAACGACGAACTCGGAGATCAGCTCTACTGCAAGTGCGACAAGTGTAGAGCCAAGGAGCGTGCAGCTCCAGGCTATAAACTCGTCGACGACATAGTCGAGAGTGACAACTGGCGAGGACTACCTGTCGTCTACGAAGGGCGCATTGACGTTGTCGTTAGGGACAGACACGGAGACTACTGGATCGTCGATTGGAAGACGACCCAGCGAATGATGAACGAAGACTCCGACGTTATCCTCGAACTCGACGACCAAGTCACAGGCTACGTCTGGGCACTACGTCGTCAACTCGGACTCAACATCCGAGGCTTCAGGTACATAGAACTGAAGAAGGGATTTCCTGAGCCTCCGAAGGAACTCAAGGTTGTCCGTTTGGGTAGATCGTTCAGTATCAGCCAGAGCCAAGATACTGACTCGGCTACCTTTCGTCGTACCGTACAGCAGCGGGATGCAGGTGCATACAGGGAAGGTCTCTACGATGAGTACCTAGCCTGGCTCGACTCCGAAGGTCCTTGTTTCATTCAGGACCATAAGGTCTACAAGAGACCAATCCAACTCGACAACTTCGGCGTCCACCTCTACGAGACCGTCAAGGAGATGGTGAATCCCGACCTGGCATTGTACCCATCTCCTGGGCGCTTCTCCTGTGGCTTCTGCGCCTACAGAGAGCCGTGTCTCGACAAGGAGCAGGGAGGCGACTACCAATATGCACTTAACACAATGTTCGAAATCAAACCAAGGTACTACGCACTACGCGAAGCATCAACTGACAAGAAGGGTATCGGATGACCGATGCAGACGGAGCAGATCACCCTCCGGGCCTAGACTCCGACGAGACGCTACCAGACGACTTCGAGTTCCAGAAGGGCGCGTCAACAGCTACGCTGGATAAGAAGCAAGCAGAGCTGAAGGAAGCACGCGTAGCAACCCCAGTAGCGGAGACGCCTGCGCCACGAAGGATGTTCGCGAACATCCCCATAGCTCCTGTCCAGGCGAGCAAGCCCTACGTCAACAACATGATCTACGGGTTGCCCGGTTCCGGTAAGACACACCTCGCAGGTACAGGTGCAGCCTCGAGGCATCTCGCGCCGCTCTTGTACATCAACGCCGAGGCAGGAGCTTCGACACTGACCAAGCTCCGTGCCGAAGAGAACATCATGATCATTCCCGATCCTGAGGTACAGGGCGCAATCACCTGGATCCAGTTCGAGCAGGTCTACGATGAACTCGATCGCCAGTGCTACAACTCCAAGGACAAGCCCGACTTTCGTTCAGTCGTGATCGACACTGGCACTGAGCTGCAGAAGATCAACATGGACTGGGTTATGGGGAAGACGCTCAACGCTCACCCCGACCGAGACCCCGACGTACCAGGTCTCCACGATTGGGGCGCGTCAACCAACCGCATGAGGAAGACGCTGAGGCAGTTCCGTGACCTACCGATGAACTTCATCTTCCTGTGCCACGAGACTACCGAGCGGGACAACAAGGGCGTAATGTGGAAGCGTCCCGACTTGCCCGGCAAGCTGGCGAACCAGGTAGCGGGCCTGTTCGACCAGGTAATGTACCTATACACGAAGGAGGGCGACGCAGGAGACGAGACCAAGCCGACGGAGATTCGGCGGATGCTGCTGACGGGCGCACTCGAGGGATACGTAACGAAGGATCGCTCAGGCAACCTTCCGCTCGTCGTGCAGAATCCAAACATGAACGACATTTTCGAGCTCATCCACAAATAGACAAGGTACAAGTCACATGGCAATCAAAGTCAATACCGTATCAGGTCGAGAAGCGTCTTCGGGCGATGGCACCGGCTATCTCCCTTCCGGCTCGTATCACACCATCATCACCGAGGTCGAGTTCGCCGAGTCACAGTCCGAAGCGAACCCTGGCAAGCCGCTCCTGAAGTTCATCGCCACGGTGCAGGACGGTCCGTACGCCGACCGCGAACTCAAGTGGACCGCGTGCTGCTGGGAAGGTGCGCTCTACACGATCATCAACCTCCTCAAGGCACTCGGCATGTACGAGGACGCGAACAAGGGTAAGGGCCTCGACATCCCCGACGCGCCTGAGATGTACATCGGTCGCCACGTGATGGTGCGTCGCGGCGTCAACAAGAAGGCGAAGGCCGAGAACCCCGAAGACGACCCGATGTCGTGGATCGAGGTTCGTGGCTTCGCACCCTTCCGCGAGGGTCAGCAGTCCGGCACTCCCGCAGCAGGACCGAGCAAGACCAGGTCATCTGTCCTTCCGTAACCAGATCGGGGCCCTCTCCGGAGGGCCCCACTCTACAGGCGGGAGTCCTTATCTGCTATGTCAGGGTTGGTAGACTTCTTCGCAACAGCATACGGAGACACGACTGGCTATATCTGCATTGCTACTCGTAGGCCTGAAGGCAAGTTCACTGAGCAGTTCTTCTCGTACCCCGACGACGCAAAGATGGCGGAGAAGCTAGTTCGCTCTCGAGCACTCGTAGAGAACGTGTACTTCTGTCCTCAGCTCCTGAAGGAGACGAGACGTGTCAAGTCAAACGTGGGTCCGGTTGGCTGTATCTGGGCTGACCTGGATAGCTGTCACCCCAACAATCTACTCATACAACCCTCGATTGCTTATGAAACGAGTCCTGGACACTACCAGGCGCTTTGGACTCTGGACCGACCAGCAGACCCAGAAGATGCTGAAGATGCTGCACGGCGAGTGGCATACCACCATTCCAGCGAGGGTAGTGATCGAAGCGGATGGGATCTCACGCAGCTACTCAGGATTCCTGGTACTCGAAATTATAAGTACGGACAAGGAGCGGAGGCGCCTAAGGTACGAGTCTTGGTCTGGAACGATGACGTATATCCCCTTGAGGAGTTCCATCATCGTTACGATCAAGTTGCAGGATACGAATACCTAGACATACCGTTTCCAGAGTTCGTGCCGGAGAGAGGGGAGGAGATCCTTGAAAGGTACAGGCACCGCATTAACGGTGCAGCATTCACACTGTTCCACAGGACCCCAGAAACAGATCGTAGCTCCGCTCTCTTCAGGTTGGAAATGTACTGTCTGGAAGCTGGACTTCAGCTATCGGAAGCATTCCAAGTCTGTCGGGATGCAGCTTGCAACAAGTTCGGGGACAACTTCATACGCCTTTGGAAGGACGTATGTAGAGCATCTGCACGTCATTCAGAACAAGCGAAGATGGCCACTCTACCACCTGGAACTGAGTTGGCCTTGGTCACGAAGGCTGAACGTAAGGCACTAGATCAGGAACCGTCGTTCGTAGAGAGATATGTCGAATGGGCGAAGACAGTAGGCGACGCAGCAATCCAGTATCACGAAGCAGGCGCCTTCATAGCATTGTCGACCCTACTTGCTGGTTCTGTCAAACTGCCTACTCGGTACGGCTCAATCTGTCCGAACCTCTGGTTCATGATACTTGCAGACACGACGTTGACACGGAAGTCGACGGCGATGGACCTAGCGATGGACCTAGTTCTGGAAATCGACGACAGCCTCCTGCTAGCGACGGACGGATCGATCGAAGGCTTCATGACAGCTCTGTCGACGAGGCCGGGAAGAACAAGCCTATTCCTTCGTGACGAGTTCACGGGCTTCATGGATCAGATGGCCAAGAAGGACTATATGTCAGGCTTTAAGGAGTTCCTGACTAAGCTGTACGACGGTAGAACGCAAAAGCGACTCTTGCGCAAGGAAGAGATCGTCATCAAGGATCCACGACTCGTCCTCTTCGCAGGCGGTATCAAGTCGAAGATGCAACGAATCGTAACGACCGAGGACATCGAGTCCGGCAGAGAGCGATGTCAATAAGGTTAGGCCTCTCGGACCACCCGAAGAAGAGAACCGCACGGGCCGAGATCGGATACTAGAAGAACTCAGAGACATAAGCAAGGCTCATGAACACACCGAGGCCATCACGTTCAAAGGCAAAGTCGTAGGAGTACAATCAGCTCCTGTGGACGCTAAGATGACAGAACGCGCGTGGGCCAGGTACAACGTAGTCGAGCAGACTCTGACACAGTTGGCAGTAGACAGTGGCGTTGAGCTACGAGACACAATGGTTCCAATGTACGTACGTCTCGCAGTCAATATTCTCAAGGCTGCAATACTACTAGCGGCTTCAAGATGTCTCGAGGGCACTGTTGTCGTTGAGGAAAGCGACATTATACGAGCAGCAGCTTACGGCGACGTATGGAGGAGGTACGCACAGGACATCATCATCAACGTTGGCAAGGGACCACTCGAGCACAAGATTGAGCTGATCCTACATGCCATTCAGAAGCGTAAGAGCTTCGCCCGTTCCAAGCTGATGCAGACCTACCATCTCACCGCAAGAGAGATGGATGACATCGAGAAGACTCTCATCGCCCGAGGCCTGATTGCCAAGGGTGGCGAGGGAAGAGCAACAACGTACAACTCACTCTTGGAGAAGAACGAATGAGCGATGGAGTAGCAATCGTCAGTGGTGGACTCGACAGCGTTACTATGCTGTACCATCTCGTCAAGCACAACTACAGGCCTCACGTTCTGAGCTTCAACTACGCTCAGCGCCATGCCAAGGAACTCTACTTCGCTAACCAGGCAGCGGAGCGTTTCGGTCTTCCTTGGCAAGCGATCGATCTGATCGACGTCGGAAACGAGATGCGAGACTCTAACTCGTCACTCATCAACCCTGACGTCGACGTACCAGAGGGTCACTACGCCTCCGACACCATGAAGGCGACAGTCGTTCCGAACAGGAACATGATCATGGCCTCCATCGCCGCAGGCATCTGCATCGGAGAGGGTGGCCACTATGTCGCTGCCGCTCCGCATAACGGGGACGCTGCCATCTACCCCGACTGCCGACCTGTGTTCTGGCATCTACTCGAGGACGTCATCCGCAGGGCAAACGAGGGCTTCATTCAGCAGGACTGGAAGTTCGAGCTTCCGTTCATTCACTGGACCAAGACAGACATCGCATGCGAGGCTAAGCGACTCGACGTGCCTGTACACCTTACCTGGTCCTGCTACAAGGGTGGTAAGGTTCACTGCGGACGCTGTGGTACTTGCGTCGAGCGTCTCGAGGCTCTACATGACGCCAAGGTCGACGACAAGACCGAGTACGAGGACAACAGCTTCTGGAAGTCGCAGGTGAAGGTATGACCAGACGTACGCGCTTGAAGAAGCGCATTCGCAACAGTCCGATAAGGCAAGCGAAGCAGGCAAAGAACCGAAACAACCGACTCATGCTTGCTATGCTACGTCGGGCTCTGGGAGGAAAGAAATGACCTACTCCATCTCGAAGGAGTTCGCCCTCTCCGCAGCTCACTACCTGCGGGGCCTATCTCCAACGCACCCGTGCGCTCGGCTACATGGACACAACTACACGATCAGGCTCGAGATCGTTACAAACGACGTGGACGAAGTCGGCTTCGTATTCGACTACAACAAGCTCGACGGCTTCAAGACGGCACTCGATACCATGCTCGATCACCGATGCCTGAACGACGTACTCAACGTCAACCCAACCGCCGAGAACATTGCCAAGTGGCTCTGGGATCGAGCCAAGGTAGCACTCGATGAAGAGATCCGAGAGGAGCACGAGAACTACGAACTCGTGATTTACGTCTCGGAGACACCGAAGACGTGGGCGACCTACGCCGGAGTGAGCTGATGGCAAGCACACCGCTCCGTATAGTCGAACACTACGTATCGACTCAGGGAGAAGGTCCTCGCGTCGGCTACCTGACCCAGTTCGTACGATTCGCCGGCTGCAACCTGAAGTGCGCACTGTGGCCATGTGACTCGCAGTTCGCGATCGATCCGAAACTGTACCGAGAGGAGCAGAAGCCATTCTGGCCTAAGGAGCTCGTCGCTCAGATCAAGCAGCACCGTCAGCTGACAGGCGCTACTAACGTCTGCTTCACTGGTGGCGAACCCTTCCTCCAGAACAACGATGCACTTCTGGAGACAGTGCGACTAATGCGCGACGAGGAGGCGCACTGGGAAGCCTTTACCAACGGGACGCTCGAGATCCCCGAAAAGCTCTTCGACCTCGGTCTCGAGCCTGTTATGGACTGGAAGCTGCCAGGCTCAGGCGAGCCGACCTGGCTAGTACAGCGTTCACGCAACCTACGTCGCATGTCTAACTTCGGTGTGGGTACAGTTAAGTTCACGATCGCCAACGAGGAGGACTTCAACGTCGCTCTTCAGGTATGGGAGGCGCTCGTTCAAGACTCAGGCGTCCAGGTGTTCGCTGGTCCTGTATGGGACAAGCCAGGAGCCTGGGGCGCAACGGACATCGTCGACCTAATCAAGAAGCACAAGGTGTCTTGGCGACTCAACATCCAGGTACACAACTTCATCTACGGAGCGCAAACTCGTGGTACTTGATCTCAGTCAAGTAGAGCTGAACATGAGCGACCTAGCAGCGAGGCTGCTTACGGACATCGCGGGTATGGACATGCACAGTCCTCACTCGAAACGTACACCGGAGCGCTTTGTTCAGATGCTCAAGGAGATGACGACTCCGATCCCTTTCAACTTCACCACGTTCCCGACCAAGAATCGAGACATGGTCGTTGTCAAGCAGATTCCTGTCGTTAGCCTCTGCGCTCATCACGTCGTTCCCTTCCGCGGGTTCGCCCACGTAGGGTACATTCCACAGGACAGAGTTGTAGGCCTTTCGAAGATACCGAGGCTGGTTCAGAACTGTGCTCGTGCGCTATGTGTGCAGGAGGAGCTGACCTGTGACATAGCGGACCGTTTGCAGAAGCATCTCGAGACGGACGATGTAGCGGTAGTCATGGAGTGTGAGCATCTATGCATGACAATCAGGGGAGTGCAAGCTCCAGGGACGACGACGTACACCGCTACTATGCGTGGAGTTTTCGGAATGCACGAGCGAACAGCCAAGGACGAGTACATGAGAGCGATAGGCAAATGACACTCGAAGAGATCCAGAAACAATGCATCGAGGACACCAAGGAGTGGTTCCCCGAGCTGTACTACGACATGGGCTTCCTCACCCTAGCTCTCGCAGGGGAAGTTGGTGAGCTAGCCAACCTCGTCAAGAAGATCATACGAGGCACGCACGATGCCATGGCGCTCAAGACCTTGGTTGAAGAGGAGGCAATCGACTCCTTTATCTACCTCATCAACATCTTACCGTGTCAAACGAGCACACAATGTCGAGCGATTTGGCAGAACTACTGCAGAAGGCTGACGAGGAGTTCGTCGCTCGTTGCCAAGAGCGACTCGCCAAGGGCCAGGAGAAGTACGGCGAGATGGCGTTTCTCAGCACCGACACACTCGAAGAGGCAATGCAGGAGGTTCTCGACCTTGCCAACTACGCACGCTTCACCTTCATCAAGCTGTACCTGCTAAAGCGTGCAGCTACCAAGCACAGTAACAGACATCCCGCAGCAGACGCTCAGGGGTTCATTCCACTGAAGGAGCTATTCAATGCAGGCCAAGAGCATCCTCAAGCCCGGTGACGTATTCGTCATTCGCACCTCAGGCGACTCCGCGGAAGCCATCCAGCTCGGCGAAGCCCTACAGGGCAAACCGAACCTCGATAACCACGTCGCAGGTATGCACCACTGGGATGGAGACATTCCGTGGGGACTCGAGGGCAAGCCTGGAGGCGTCGGCTGGGTAGACATGCGCAGCTACATCGGCCACCCGATGGCCTGGAATAACTGCAATCAGCCCAACAGGACTGATCCGCAGCGCTACCTCGTCGCTTCTGACGCGCAGAAGATGCTCGGTACGAAATACGACTGGGAAGCTATCGGGGGAGACACTCTAGAAGCCCTTCACGTCAAGCTCTTCCACCTGACCTGGCCGCATGGTCTCGTCCCTGGCGAGGTAGTGTGTTCCTCGTACTGGGACTACCTGTACGCGATAGTAGGTTGGAACCGTCCCACGCCAGGCGACGAGCGCATGTGTGAGCCAGCCGACTGGACCAACTTCATCATCAACAACAACTACCACGTTACCCTGGAGGCAATGTCATGATCGACAAGTCCCTACTCGAAGGTCGTCACCGTGCAGTCATCGATGCGGTCCGGTGGCTCGACTGCTCACATCTTCCTCTGCATCTGCAAGTAGTTGCACGGCCGTTCGAAGACGTCGCAGCGAATATGCTGCACCTCATTAAGAGCAACGACCTGCAGGTCGCGCACATGATCACACGCTTGATCGAAGCCAAGGACTGTGCAGTGCGAGCGAAGATCGCAGACGGTGAAGCCCCCGCTGCGCACTAGAAAGAAGGACATCCGTTGTCCAGTATGTCGCTGGAAGCGTAGAGGCAAGAAGGCTCTAACCAAGTACCGACGACACTGGTTTAGGAGACACGATGAAAGTAGCACTTATTCCACCTACGAGCCTGCTGCACCAGATCGTAGACCAGCCTCTGCACATGGTCATTCCAGAAGGCCTGAAAGGGCCAGTCTACAGGAACTTCTACAAGGTCCTGGGAATGAGGGATGGCGTAGCGATCATGCTGGACAACGGCGCCTTCGAAGCGGAGGGTAGTAAGCCTCTTAGTCACGAGACACTCATTCAGATGGTGTACGAGGTAGATGCAGATATCCTGGTTCTGCCGGATCATATGGGTGATCTGGATAAAACCATCCAGACGTCGCGCGACTTCATGCACATCTGGGAGATGCACCACGCTGTTGCCGAGACCGCTAAGCCCATACAGTTCATGGGCGTCGTACAAGGTGCTGACGAGAGCCAGCTCAGGAGATGCGTTAAGAAGTATCTCGAGCTGGAAGAAGAGTTCGAGCAGACCATTATTCTCGGGCTCCCCAAGTGGCTATCAGAAGAGATCGACACGCACATCAGACTTAAAACGGCCTTGTACATTGAGGAGCATGCTCCTCATCCGATCCACCTCCTTGGCCTGTCCTACGCGTGGCCTAAGGAAATCATTCAAGCGTCTAGCTACCCGAACATCAACAGTGTCGATACGTCAGCTCCATTCGTCTACGCAGCGTACGACATACATATCGATACAAACGTAAGAGGCCCTAGGCGTCCTGACAACTACTTCAGCCTCGACGCCCGCTCGCTTAACACTGAGCTAGTTCAGCAAAACACCGAGACCCTGTGGAGGTGGGCGAGTGGACAAGCCTAGGAAGCATCCGGATGCACTTTGCGAGGACTGTGATCTGTATGACATTGGACGGTTCGTTCCCTCAGATGGACCGCCGCGAGCGACTCTCGCTGTGGTGGGCGAGGCGCCTGGTGCTAACGAAGCACGCCTGGGACACCCTTTTGTGGGGGTCAGTGGTAAGCTCCTCGACAAGATCCTCCAGCACTACCACATCGACCGCAAGGCCACCCTTCTCACAAATGCTTGCCTATGTCGCCCTCCGGACAACGCAACGCCCAGTGCGAACGCGATACATTGCTGTCGGCCCCGTCTCATTCAGGAGCTACAAGACCGCGGAGTCACTACGGCTGTGGCTATGGGTAACTCGGCCGCACGATCGATCTTGGGAGCTAAAGATGGTATCACGAAGCTCCGCGTCGGACCGCCACGAGAAGTACCGGAGCTTGGACTTCAAGTCATACCGACGTTCCATCCCGCAGCCTGTCTCCGACCGAAAGGCGACTCCTTCTTCCCCTCGATCGTAAACGACTTCGGCAAGCTTCTAAGGACGTCAAGTGAGTGGACAGAGCCTCAGGTCCTTGTCGTGGACGAACGTGGTATGGCGCTGCGAGCTATCGAAGAGTTGCCAAGCAGCCCCGTCACAGTTGACATTGAAAGTGACATCGACAAAGACGTCTCCTTCGAACACTCCTCGCGCCATCATCTTCTCTGTGTGGGAATCGGATACGCACCCGGAAAGGTTTGTGTGTTCGGCGAGAACGCGTCTAATGACACTACTGTCATGTCACGACTCGGAGAGTACCTGCGTTCTCATAATCGAATCATTGCTCAGAACGGCAAGTTCGATCTTGAAGGGCTCTACCATCGCATCGGGGCTGTACGTCTATGGTTCGATACCATGCTGGCTTCGTACTGCCTCGACGAGCGACGAGGAATTCATGGCCTCAAGTACCTCGCCGTGGAACTACTCGGTGTGCCGAGATACGATGACGACATCAAACGATACCTAGCTCCAGGCAAGGGCTACGGAGCTATTCCTCGAGATGTACTGTACCAGTACAACGCATATGACTGTGCAGCAACTTATGCACTGCATGAACTATTCACGCAAATGATGACGAAGGAGCCTGGTCTTCGTGCGCTACATGACTTCCTAGTTCGCGTATCGAACGAGATCATGTACGTCGAGCTGAACGGTATCGGTGTCGACCTCAAGTACAACGACGAGCTAGCTGCTTACTACCTCGAGCGACTTCGAATTCTTCGACACGATATGCAAGTCACCTCTCGCAGGCCCGAATTCAATCCTAACTCACCTCTGCAAATAGTCAAAGTACTCCAAGATCACTTCGGCATTACGGTACCGAAGAAGAGGAACCAGCAGGGTGAATGGCGACCTTGCACTGACAAGGAAGTCATCGCTGCACTCATCGAACGATGCAAGGAGCCCTGGGGAGAGTACTACGACTTCCTCGGAGCCCTTGCCGAGCACAGATTGGATGCGAAGTCGTATGGCACCTATGTCAAGGGTATACGTCAGCGCGTCTACAAGGGTCGTGTGTTCCCAACCTTTCTTCTGCATGGGACCACGACTGGTCGTCCTTCTTGTCGTAACCCGAACCTACAGAACATCACGCGAGGGCCACGTCTTCGCAAGCAGTTCGTACCTGTACATCCTGGCAATGTCTTCGTCAACGCTGACTACAAGCAAATCGAAGCACGCATCCTGACTTGGTTGGCAAAGGAAGACTACCTACGCGACATCTTCAACGATCCCGATCGCGACCTGTTCGACGAACTAACCCCGGTACTATATGGAGATACGAGTCACCTCGACAAGTATCAGATGAAGGAACTACGTATTCGCGTCAAGGCCTACTTTTACGGTCTCGGATATGGACGTGAAGCGAAAAGCATTGCTGAGGAATACGACCTGCCACTAACCGAAGCACAACGAGGCATGCGTGCGTTCTTCAGCGTCATCCCGAACATCGTTGAGTTCAGGGAACAGACAAGGAAGGCTGTCCTAGCTGGAGAAGACCTCACGACAGTGTTCGGTAGGCATCGTCGCTTCTGGTTGATTACGAAGGAGAATAAACACGAGATCCTGAACGAGGCTCTTGCCTTCAAACCTCAGTCGACAGCTTCGGACATCTGTCTGCAGGCATTTACCTGGATCCGGCCTGCACTCAAGGGCATCGCGCAGATACGTAACATCGTTCACGACAGCCTCCTAGCAGAGTGTCATAAGGACAACGTAGACAAGGTAGCAGACATACTTCGCTACTACATGATCAAGTCCGGACAGCAAGTCGTCGGAGACTACGTCAACATCGACGTCGACATAACCGTAGGAACAGATTGGGGACAGCTATGAACTACAACTGCGGCTACTGCCAAGGCACACGTGGTCTATGTAACTGCACTGAGGACTGCGGAGCTCGTGAAGCTGATCAAGGTCACGTATGTCCGAAGGCACCCCCTGAGGTAGTAGCTACATGGCTCCGCAGCACCGGAATGTACAGCGAAGAAGAAATAGCAAGGAGTACAGGCGACAAGAAGAAGACTATGAACGACATCCCACAGGACGACGAGCTAGTCCGACGCGTCTACGAGAAGGCAATGCGTAGCGACTCGGACGTAGTGATTTGGCCTACAGACTCTAGAAGGGATTGAGGTGAAGCATGCCTAGGGGACAAGCAGCTGAAGTAGGAACTACGTTCGTCAACCAGAACGGATACCATCACACCAAGACCGAAGATCGCGGCTTCGTGGCCACTCACGTCCTGCTTATGGAGGAGAAGCTAGGTAGGAGGTTGGAGAAGAACGAGTTCGTCAAGTTCCTAGACAACGACCGTTCGAACTTGGAACCTTCCAACCTAGTCCTCCGGACCCGGGGAGACGCTAAATCTCCACAGGCACGGCTCGCAGTGATTGAAGCCAGAATAGAAGACCTCCAAGCAGAGGCCGACGAGATCAGAAAGGAACTAGCAAATGAAGAAGCCTAGGTGGCCAGAGTCACAGAGGGACGTAGAAGTACTAACGCCTGCAGATCACGCTGCAAGGACTCAAGCAGCGATCGACTGGATCAACACAACAGGGCAGAAGCTCAAAACCTTTCCCATGTACGGAGCAATGGTCGCGCGCGAAGCAAGCGTCGCTATAGGTTGGGAGGAGTGGCCTTCAGACTGGCCTCGCGATTAACAATTTTCAAATCAGTGAGTTTTAAGAGACAGCGCTTAGATCGCATTCTAATAGCGTCTAACCTATGGAACCCTACTCACGTAGTATCGTAGTACCCCAGGATTTTTTTCCTAGCTTAGACTCTATTAGAATGTTTGAGGTAGACCATGATAGATATAAGCCTTGCGCTAGAACCTACAGGGCGTGACTACCAAGCCAAGAGCAACTACATGCACAGCGGTTATGCGCTGTGCCACGAGCACGATGTGTGCAGAGAGCTCATAGTAATTCGGCAATGTATCTGGGGCCGCGACGAAGGTATGTGTCAAATTCATGGCCCGCAGTGCCAGGTGCACGTAGCACTCACTAGCATAGTACTAGATCACGTTGTACCTGTACGTAACGGAGGCAAGCACTGCTGGTACAATGTGCAAACAGCATGTGCGCCCTGCAATAATTGGAAGGGAAATCGGTGAAACTACTTGCTCTTGACCCAGGTGGAACGACTGGTTGGGCTACCTTCGAACTCGAAGTTCGCGAAGGAATCTACTACTGGAAAGGAGCGCTGAAGAACCACTTCGAATGTGGTCAGATAGGAAACAACAGCAACCACCACCTCAAGCTCTGGTGCTTCCTTCACATTCAGAAACCCGACCGTATCATATGCGAGCGTTTTGACAATCGTGACAACGAGTTCGCCAAGATCATGGCTCGTGAATATATCGGCGTAGTCAAGCTGTACTGCGCCATAACCAACTGCCCTGTGGAGCTCCCGGGATCGGACCGGAAGGAGTGGACTACCAACATTAAACTGTCACTCCTAGGTATCCTCGCAACGCCAATTACTACCTGGAGGCATGCCAACGACGCATCCAGGCACCTGGTTGCCTGGATAGCAATCAAAGGCGAAGAGCATTATCCCGGCATACGTCGGCCGCTCATAGCAATCTTCAAAGAGGCTAGTGAGCAAGCAGAGTCCTAGCCGGGCCTCGAGGGACAATCGTGGCGGAACGACCGGAGGCCCGGCTAGGAGTCTTAGGTGCCCGGAGGCACTATCGGAGATGAGGTTGGTATCTTCGGCACCGTTGGTATCAGCGTCTCTTCCTTAGGCGGCGCAAGCGCTGCAGAAGGAGGAGCGTAGCCCGGAGGTAGCGTCGGTACCTCGGGTGGTCGCAGATCTGGTCTGTGCGTGTGCGGTGCACGGTAGGCAGCCAGGAACGTGATAGCTGCTGGTGCGGCTGCGTAGATCCACGACTGAAGCACGTCAGGAACCGTACCGCCCTTGAAGACGTACTTACCGAGCGCCCACAGCGCCAGGCCTGAGACGAAGGTTGCAGCAGATGCAACTGTGACCTTCGTCTCGACACGTGCTGCCATGCTCAGGATCCGCCCCAGGCCAGGTACTGACCCCACGACACGACGACAGCGGCCATGACTGCTTCGACTGCACCTTCCGTAGCACCGTCGATGATGTGCGAGGGTGCCGACCCTGGTGACCAGAGGAACGTACGCGTTCCCGTCCAGACGTGGCCGGCGGGTGCGGTGACTTTGATGTGAAGCATGTCTACCTCTTTCTTAGATGTAGTTGGCAGAGTAGGAGTAGGGCTAGTAGGTTGCCAGCCCATCGCTCCTAGGGTTGGAAGGTCGCCGTGGTAGATCGACGTGTCGACTCTTCCACATCCACTCCAGCTGACGACGTTAACGCCGAACTGTCCGTCGGTGCTCTGCCAGAGCGTATGTCCGATCGTCGGCTCCGTGGACTGGTATGCAGCGATCCACGTTCGCCTTGGAGATGCGAAGATGCCACCGAGGTTGTGATCGCTAACGAACACTGCGTAGCTGTACAGCCACGACCGTTGGTTGAGTGGAAGCTGATCGAGCCCGTAGAAGGCATCGATAATACCGAACCAGATCTCAGCTCGTAGTGACTGATTTCCTGATCCCTCCTCCAGGTCGAGTATAGGAATCTCGCCCTTGTTGAGATCTGGTCCGATCCAGTTGATGAACATGCCTGCTTGCGTAACTGGATCTTGATCCGCTCGCAGGTATTGGTAGAGACCGCAGAACGTGTAGTTGAGCGACTTGATCGTTGATCGGTTCGACACGAGCATCCTGTCGAGATGGTCGTTACCATACCCGACGCGAATGATCGCAGCTCCTCCGTTCTGATCCTTAATCAACGACCAGTTTGGTGCGTTGCCTGACGCAGGCGACTGGAACTCACTTACGTCTGGTACTAGTACTGTCATTCCGCCTCCTTGTTACTCGTCTTTCTTTCCTGCGGGCAGACGTCCCTTGTCGCCCGACTTTGCACCAATCCACCAAGTGCGGATTCGACGTACCATACCGAAGGGTATGAGGACGCATAGAAGCACAACCTCAACCCAACCTAGCACATGGTTAGTACTCCTGCTCAAATGCCAAAACAACGACAGGATAAACAACGCCGGAGTGACCATTGCATACAAGGCAAACTCAACTAGAGACTGGCCAACGTGACCTGTCCACCACCGTTCCAGATAGGAATACACTCCGATCCAACACGCAATGGTAACAATCGAAGCAATGCTACCAATCTCAAGACCTAGTCTCATCTTCTACCCTCCCGAAGGCGCAGTATAATCGTTTCCGCTATACGGTCATTCCCAGCAAGCCTATCCAAGCGCTTAACTACAGACTCCTTCTCCTGTTCCAACTTACGCTCCTGCTCCTTCCTAACACGCTTCGCCTCGGCCAACGAACCGTTTGCCTCTTCGACCTTCCTATCTCCTTCAGCCCGCCGAAGACGTAGGCGATTCCACAGGGGCACGACTTCTCCTTCGTCCAGAGGTGAATGCGCTTGCTATCAGTTCTGACGCACGAACAGCCGCATCTCCCCGCTCGGAGGCTGCCTCCAGTGCTTTCGTAAGCTCCTCAATAGTCTCATCCTTTCTCACATCTGCCTCTACCAGGCGTTGGAACTCGCCATCTGTGTGTAGCTTGTCCGAAAGAATCAACGTCAAGAAGATCACCAGCACAGTTACGGCACCAGCTCCTCCAGTGACAAGCGACAGAAGCGAATTTACGTCCACATCTTTCCTAGATAGTAATAAGACCTGGTGAGTTGACTGGATACCTTCCACCAATGCGAACGACGCTGCTATTGATAGCTGGCGATATACCGAACACTTGTAGTATGCCCGTTGAGTCTGTGTAGGAACGCGGTGAGCCTACGTTAGAGTCCGTACTCATAGCTCCGCCGACCTGGACGACTGGCCACGAGTAGAACCTTAGGCTCCTATATCCAGCGGGGAACGTGAAGAACGTTATGCCGTTATACGCTCCGGCAGCCGGAAGCTGTATAGCACCAGCTACCTCGACAGTACCATCAGCGTTCAGTCTGTACTGCGGAGGCAACTCGTTAGTAATTGTACCGACAAAGGAGTTACTAAGTGGTCGCATGTCTTGCCATAGGCCTGGCACGCATACTGGCGTAACGGAGACGGCCTGAGCAAACGTGGTGCTGCTATCTGCATTAGGCGTTCCCACCCGAGGATATGCGTAAGCTGCAGTCAGAGGTGCAGTTTGTATGGCTGACAGCTGCGTCCACGTGTTAGCAACGACCGTAAACGTCTGGTTGGTGGGTCCTGCGAGAAAACTGTGTGTTGAGTCCTGCCAGTCAAATCCTAGCTGCACCGACCCCAAAGACGAGTTCACTAGCGCTGTGACTAGATACTGCTGCAAGGGCGTAACGGGAAAAGGCGCATTAGCTGATTCCATCGCGCCTCCGCCTACGGTAACGCCATCGTTGACGTACATTCCGGCATGAGGGTAGGTTGCACCTGCAGGAGGGTCGCTTACAACAGCGAACGTACCGTTAAGTCCTACCCAACCAGTGGTGTCGCCGCCCCAGAAGTACCCGTTCTGACCTAGTGACGCCGTTACCTGATTCAAGTTCTTACGCACAGATCCAGGACTCTGAATCTGAAGCTGCTTCAATGACACCTGAATGTTCTTCACTGACCTTACCAGGTCAAACGTCGCAGCTTGCTGGTAGCGCGGCATCACTGACCCCCTGTGGACTCGTCGAACACGAGCGAAATCTTCTCCGTGCCCTGGCCTTCATCTGGAGGTTGTATCGTCCAACCAATTGCACGAACGGCGAACCGTACACCTCGAGGGAAGCGTGGATCGGTTGCATTGACAACGACGTAGTCGCCCATACCATACGAACCGAATTGCGGAAAGACGTTGCCCTCCAAGTCAACATGGTGAGTGACCAGAGGAAGATCGAGTGAGAGCAGATCCGAAGCTGCATGTGCGTTAATAGTAGTTTGAGCTGTTACACCTGAGTAGCTGTTGACGCCTTCCCAAAGCGGGTAGCCGGAGGCGAGCGCGTTAGCGTCTCCTGCTGAGCCTACGACAGCTGCTGCACCATCGCCATCGCCTACCGCCCACCACTGGTTGTTGCCTGCAGATGCGTTCTCTGTGTAAACGTAGTCAACAACAGGACCAGGGTAGTCAACAGTCAAATCAGTCTGTCCCACTGGGTTACCAATAGGTGTAGCAACGACTAGTTGCTTCTGTGGGTACCCCTGACCGTCCTCAGCCCAAGTGATCGTGTAGTCAGGTCCCGAGCTAAGGCTCACGATCGACTGAATCAAGTCGTCGTACGATGACGACAAGTCATACCCGTTTATAGTGAGCTGAACAACCGGATCAATAACCGGTAGGCTAGCAGCTGCTACACCAATACTACCTCTGGCTACTCCCTGTAGCTGTAGCCAGAGGTAGTTGATAGCGTAGCATTGGCCAAAGGTCATCTGCTGCGTCGTCTTACCTAGTACGTAACGAGGAAAGCGCCTAGCGGGGTAGCACTCGAATGTCTGTCCAGTCAGCGTCAGCGCCTTGCTATTCGATTGGTACTCACGGCTGAGAATAATTCCGCCCCAAACAATCTGACTCTCACGATAGACCCAGAACGCAGCCTTACCTGGCGTAGTCCTAGCGATGAGCTCGTCGTCAGGAATTCGCTTGTCACTTAGTCTACACCCTGCGCTCATGTTGCCAGCCTTGTTAAGTTGGCAATCCAACGTTACGCCGTTCACAGGCAACTCGCCCAGTATCTTGTTCGATACCAGATCGGTTGCCAGGTAGGTGTAGTGTGCTGTCATCAGACATCCAACGGAATACGCGCTTCGAATTCGGCAAACAGTGCCGAAGTAGAAATGTACTGAAGCTGGATATGACCAGTCGTGAGCAGCTGGGCCCGGGGAGATTGCTGACTAGGAGAAGCCGACTCAGCATCTGTGGCAGCTGCGAAGATGTGGTTGCTAGGTGGGCGATACCCCGCAGGCAGCGGCGAAGCGGTAATCGTCGTCCAGGTAGAGCTAGTACCTACCGTCGTAGCGATCGCCGCTGTTAGCTGAACCTCGTTATCGAAGGTCTTCCTGTACTTGGCGAAGCCACCTGCTGGTACAGACCAGCCTGCTGCTAGCGGATTGAAGTTGTGCCAAGGGTCTTGTGCTGCGGGAGAAGCTGTGTTGAGATAGGCGTAGGCGCCGTTGATGATAACGCCGAGAGCGAACGTATCAGCCTCGTACCACATTGTCCCGTTGGGGCAGGTCAACGAAGGCCTTGCGGTCGAGGTCGTAGGCCAGATGCCCTTGAGACCATTCCAAACTCGTGCATCGACAACCGTGCCACCACCGTTGGTAACGGTCATGTTTGGCACGACTCGAATGATTGCTAGCGGAATGGAGTTCGCAGGCAATGCAGGCAATGCACCAGGGGACGAAGACGAGAAGACACCAGCGACATCGAACACGTTCCAGTTGGCAGTGGCATCGCCAGGATCAATGCACTGCGCAACGATGTAATCCGATCGCCACTGCGTAGTAGAAACTGCAGGAATCGCGACGTTGAAGGTAGCCGTGTTGTAGCCTGCATACATTCCGTTCCACGCCGTCGTGTTCGGAATGAAAACAAGGCCTGTACCGATCTGTACGTTCAGTGAAGCCAGACCGGTAACGACCATTGCTTGACCCATGTAGGGATCGACACCGCCCTGTGGGCTAGTACCGCCTGCAGCGTAAGGCGCCCCAGACGCTCCTGCTAGCGCTACCCGAAACAGCTGCGCAGGGTGATCCGTGCGACCCTGACAAACGAACGGGGGCTCAATCGCTGCCATGCTATTCCTTAGTAGTAGGTGTTGTAAAGCGTAACGGTACAAGACCCTGTACCCGAGTCTGCAGTGAATGAAATGGTATCAGAAATCCCAGGCGGAACACTAATCCACTTCAAACCTGCCATCGCCGTACGACGACTAACTGTACCATTCAGGACAATCGACTTTAGTCTGGTATCAATTACCAGTATATCGCCAGCCGACAGCGAGATGGAAAGTGCCATCGAAGTGCCACTGTAGCTATCGGTCAGAACCGGATTGGTAACAGGCCCCGTGATCGTGATGAGCGGGTAAGCTGTATGCGTACCATTGTTGCTGACGGTAGCGCCGTAGTTCGGGAGTGCACCACCGAAGCCTACGTTGAACGACATATTGAACGACGTACCCAATACGGACAACGTAGGCACTGCTACAGAGACGCGCTGCGGGGGGTAGTCGTAGATGTACGGGTCCTCAGCCAGCAACGTCATCTGCACAGGCGTCATACCTACGCGCCTACCCATACCGACGTCGTAGACTATTCCGCCACCCTGACAATTAACGAACTTAGTAGTCTGCCCAGGCAGCTGGATGTAGAAGGGCCTCACTGCACTGTTGGCATAGTCAGCGCGAAGTGAGTTTAGCAATGTATCAGGGTCGCTAGGATTAGCATAGAGGTTGCCCTCAATAACAATCGTCCTGGAGGACAAGAACGGTGTATCAATGTACGTGCCATCCATACCCTGATGTTCATCAGTCGATGTTCTCAGCGGTGCAGTATCGAGTCCGCTCACCCTAAGGACGTCGACAAAAGGCAAACCAATACTGTCAGTGTTAAGAACCGTACCACTGTCACCAAAGGCCCAAGTGTAGTCGGTCAATGTTGGAGGCATCTAACTAGACCTCCTTGCTAGTTCCCATCCTAGTTCCGCTGCGTGCCTACGTGGATCGATTTCCTGTGTAGTAATGTAGAAGTTCTGAGTTGCACCACCTATACCTGCACCAGCCCGAGCTCTACCCGCAACTCCTCTGCTCAAGATCATCTCGCCTTCGTGGACTAGAGCAAGCCCAGTCTGGGGCACGTACCAGGAGCCACCTGCATAGTGCGGCAGCTTCGAGCTCGGTACTCTCAACCACAGCGCAACTTCTTGGCCCATCACCTGACCAAGGTGACGCATCATCTTCTCCAGCGCTGCCTGCTGAGACTTGAACCCGTCTACTACAGCCTTCCCATACACAGCAACAGCAGCATTGTGTGCTACACCGCCTGCAGCGGAAACGATCGCTGCCTCTGTTCGATTGATGTCGAGAATTCCACCTCTACCGCTTCCCAATATCGCCAGAGCATAAGTGTAGCCATCATCAGGTCCCATTGCTATGACCTGCTGAAGAAGATCCGACGACAATCCCATCCTACGTAGCTGCATCAGAATAGCAGCAAACTTCTTCAGCTGCGCTAGCTTCTGATGCAGCTGACCCTGGAGACTAGTATCTACCGTACCAGCACCAGTTGGTCGAATCGCACCTGATGCAGTAGCTGTAGCGCCAGAGGCCAAAGTGATATTCGACAAAGCACCGTAGCCTGCTAGGCTAGAAGCGACTTGTGACTGATACGCTACTGCAGCGTTATGCTGAGCGGTAAGAGCCGCTAGCTTACTGACCAAACTAGCCAACTGGTTCGACTGTCGGTCAATAGTTCGCTCGCGCCAAGTCGCAGCACCACCGCTGTAGTACCTTTGGATTGCCTTGATCGCATCCGTCTGCTCAGTTCGAATCTTGCTTAGGGTATTTACCAACCCTGAGAAATAGGCGTCAGCAATCCTTATTCCTGTAATCTGCTCAGCAGTCGGATGCGCGATGGGTGCGATCCTATTTGCCGGATGTGCTAGCTTATACAGTTGCCTCTGCACAGTCAGGATTTCAGCCTCAATGCGAAGGCGTGCAGCAGAGGTCCTAACATGCCTCAGCTCCAACTCATACGACTGCAAACGCAAAGCCAAAATCTGTTGCTGAGAAGGATTGGTTCCTGTAGCGTACCCCCTATGCGTTCCAAAACTCGCTAGCATCGAAGTTACTGTATCAAGTACAGTTTCGCCACCAAGGAAACGAACTAGCTCAGGTCCATGCTCTCCTACCCAGGCCCAGCCAGGCATAGCTCCCCGGGTACCACCAGCGTAACCGTGACCCGTACCGATACCACCGTAGGCGTTCCGAAGTCCGGGTCCGTAGTTGGCTTTCGCGTAGTTGAGAGCTGCTGCAATGTTCGCGAGTGGGTTGTAAACGTCAAACGCAGTACCTGGCCAGTGGTAAGCCCGGAACGTAGACATGATAACCTGCATCAGACCCTTTGACGGGTCGCCATGCTGAGCGTTAATGTCGGTCAGGTTGATTGCACGAGGATTACCACCAGACTCGGTCTGCATCTGGTACAGTACTGCATCGACAAGCTGGCCCGACAAGCCTTCCATACCTAGCGTACGAGCGACAAGGCTTCGCCACTGTTCCACACCCGCGCCAGGCTTGTATGTAGCAGCACCGCCCCCGGTCCCTGCTATTGTGTTCCACAGGCCCGAGATCATCTTCTTTGCGAGTGCGACAGGTAGTGTAGCGATTATGGAAGCTAGCTCGCCTGCTCCGGCGGCATGCGGGAAGGCACTGACGAAGGCGTTGGTAAAGGCTACCTGGTTGCCTGTCACAGCGGCTGCAGTCATTTTCGCAACTGCACCAGCAACGTTAATGACGCTGCTGATGATAGAACCTATACCTGTACCACCTCTGCCTGGCGCTCCGCCACCGTGCCCGCCAGGTAGTGGTACAACGCCACCTGCAGCCATTCCAGGAACGCCCATCATCGACAAGAGCCAGGCGTACTTGCGTGTCCTGTTCTTGTCGACGACAGCTTCGCCTGCCTCTAGCAACGCCGGATACTTATCTCCGCCACCGAACCCAGGGATCTTGCCGCCTGACGCCAGCGTCTTCACGAATGGAAGGTCGAGGTTGCTTAGGCCTATGGCATTCACGACTGTATTCCAAAGAGCCCGAATGCCACTATCGTAAACAGTACCGATGACGAAGTTGACAGGAATCTTGAAGGCTCCTTCGATGCCTTGCCAGATCCTACCTAGTCCACTCACCGTAGTCTTAGTACCACTTACGATCGCGCCCCAAGTAGAGGACAGGAAGGACTTGATACTGCCCCAGACCTGCTGGGTCGTGTTGTAGATCGCATGCCATACGCCAACTACACCGTTCTTGAGTGCGTTGAAGATTGGTGTACCAGCGCTGTAGATCGCATGCCAAACTGCTACGAGAAACTGCTTGATAGCATTCCAGACCTGAATGCCCATGTTTCTCATGTCAACTAGGGCTGTATGCCAATGGCCTGTGATGAGGTCGAGGAAGATGCTAAAGATGCCTACGATCACATCCCAGAATATCTTCACTACTGATTCGATGCCTGCCATACCGATCTTGACTATGGCAGAGACAATAGCCCACGAGACCTTGAACAGTGCAACGATTACAGCCCAAGCAGCTCTAAAGACGCCTACAAGAACGTTCCAGCCGACCTTAAGGCCAAGTACAACTACGTTCCAGCCTACCTTCACTACCGTCTCTATAATCGCCCACGCGGTCTTGAAGATGCCTGAGATGACGTCCCAAACGACGCGGAAGTTCTCAGCTACTCCATCCCAGATCTGCTTCCAGATCAGCTTGATAGAGTCGCCATGAGTCTTCCACCATTTATCGAAGTTGGTGGAGACCCACTTCTGGATACTCAGAAAGACGCCCTTGATCTTATTCCAGGCGTCGTATATCGACTTGTAGATGCTCTGCCAGATATGGTCTATCCACTTCCACATATCAAACCACATCTGGTGGAACCACTTGCTAATTGGGCCCCAGTACTTGTAGATGAAGTACGCAGAAACGGCTAGTGCTGCAACGACAGCTATGATAATGCCTATGACAAGCGCAATCGCAGCAAAGGGTATTGACGCTGCAGCAATGACAGCGGAGAGCACCATCCAAGCACCAACGACGATCAAGACAATACCTGCAAGCACCAATAGCACCGATACCACTGCTAGAACGATAGCAATGACTTTCAGAACAGGCTTCGGCAAGGACCCTATGAGTCTGAAGAACTCCGCTAGTACTCCTGCTACCTTCCCCACTACAGGCAGCAACTGATCACCTAGCACAATCATGAAGGCCTTGAAGGCGTTCCTGAGCAGTTGGATTTTAGCTGCAGGCGTGTTAGCCATTATACCGTAGGCAGCCTGTAGCGCGCCTCTGCTTGTGTACATATCGTTCGTTAGCTGATTGAGCTGTGCGAAGTTATGAATGGCGACGTTGAAGAACCTCATCGCCTGAATCGTTCCGCCTGTGCCCTTGAACATAGCTGTGAGAACGTCGTTCAGCTGCGTCGGATTCAGACCACTTAGAGCCTTGCCCAAGTTCGTCATGATGTTGTTGATAGGAAGCAGACGTCCTGCAGAGTCTGTGACCTTAATCATCGTCTGTGCCGTGAAGCCTAGCTTCTTGGCAACGTCTGGACCGAGAGCACCGATCACGGTCTTACCTAGGCTAGCAATCTTGTCTCGAGACTTGCCTATAGCATCCAGGGCTCGACCCGCAGAGGCAGCAGCGTTAGCAGCGGAGAGACCGTTCCTCGTGAGAAACGCCATCATCCCTGCGGTTACTTCAAACGTCTGATTCGCACGAACAGCAGACGGAGTAACGCGACCAATTACATTGGCAAAGTTCTCGTAGGTACCAACGCCATACTTGACCAGGTTGAACATGACGTCCTGGACCTTGATTACGTCCTGGACCTTCATGTGGTACGAGTTCATGACACCGATCGTAGCGCGTTCAGCTACGCTCAGATCGACTTGGCCTGCGACAGCCTCCTTAGCAAAGTTCATCAGGAGAAACTTGGCCTGTGTCATGTTGACATCCATCGAGGAGAAGATGTCATATAGGCCCTGCTGAATCTGGTCGAGCGGAACGGCAACTTTTCGTGCCACGTCAAGGCCAGCTTTAGCAACGTCATCGAAGCTAGCCTTGACTCCGTACATCTGTGTCTTGGTCAAGGCGACTTGACGATTGTACTCCATTGCAGCCGCTGTCGCCTTGCCCAAGAACAGTAGTCCAGCACCACCAACTGCAGCAATGCCTGTACCGACAGCCATCAATGCAGAACCCGTCTGCATCTGCTGTTCAGCAGCCCTCTTAGCTGACGCGTTGAGGTTGTTAAAGTCACCCGCCAAGTTGCGAAGAACGCCAGAGCTCATGTTTTGAGCTCTGACGACGAGAAGGACCTCACGTACACCGAGCGGCACGCTACCTCCTCCTATTCGCTTCCAGCTCCCGCTTGTGCTGCTCTTCTGCCTCCTTGGCCTGCTGCTCCATGATGACCAGATCCATTCCCTCTACGAGGAAGCAATCCTGATCAAGCCAGCCACCCGTCCTTGGCAGACAATGAAGCTCTCGACAGGCATTAGTCAGTGCTACTAGCTGCTGCGCTACTTCTTCTTCTCCTGATCGTGCGAAACTACTTTCCCCTGAAGGACGGTTCGCCCAGACGAGCTTACGGATCTCACTTCGGAGTTTGGGAGCTGCACCTCCCAGTCGTGCATCGTGTCGATGAAGTTGGCGATTTCCTCACCGATACGTCCGTCGAGCTGAGCGCAGTCGAGCGGGTTCTTGAAGTCGAGCTTGCGTCCTGACTCGTCCTCGAGATTGTGATCTATGACGCAGGTCTTCAGCTCGAAGTTGGCGACCGCCGTCTGAGCAGGGGTGACGTTCATCTGCGCAGTCTTCTTGCGCTGATCGGCTTCCATGGACATCTGCATCGCCATGTCCTGACGATGCAGGCGTTCGCCGTAGGACATACGACGAAGCAGAACCCAGCCCTCTGGTAGCGACGCTAGATCGAATCGCTCGGGTTCGGTAGACACAGTGGCACGTGGCATGATTCCTCCCTCAAAGAATCATCTGGACTAAGGAACGATTGTTTCCTGAGTCTTGTAAATGATGTCGTACTCGTTGCCGGAACCGTCGAGTACGGTCTGGTAGGTGATCGAGGCACGTATCAGGTTGCCAACTCCAGAGAGCGGCACCTGATACACGTCCTTGATCGCGTTGAACAGGTCGAACTGGATGTTGTTGTTAACACCGTTCGTCGCAAGGACAGTGATCTTCTGTCCCAACACGCTGATGAAGTTGACGTAGTCGGCGTTGGTCAGGAAGTCGCGCGTCGTCGTCATCTGACACGAGCGCTCACCGAAGCTGGCAAACTGTGCACCGCGCGTACTCTTAAGCCGGAACTGCTCCGCACCCACATCGTCGATGTCGAACGAGAAGGTGTCCATGTCGAACACCTGCGTCGGGTTCGGGATCTGAATGTTCCAGGTGCCTGGACCGTAAG